AGGGTCTGCCAGTCGGGTGGCCAGCTCGTTGAACCGCATAGACTTCGGCCGCTCTAGGCGACCAGCTGCCTGAGCCAGCAACTGCGGGGTTTTCGGGAACTCCAGGAAGATTGCGTGTGTGCAAACATCCTGCAGGCCATCTACCCCAACGCCACCGGATTCTGGGTTCAAAACCAACACCTTTACAGCTGGATCAACGATGAACTGCTCGATGTTCAGCTGCTGCTGAGGCTTCGATACTTCACCGTTTACTGCCAGGGCGTGGATGCCCTTGCTGTGCAAGTAGCTTATGACGCTGGCACTGGTCAGCTTGTAGTTGCAGTACACGAGCATTTTGCGGTGGCCGGTTTGCTCGTAGAAGTCCATCAGCACTTCAAAGCCGTTGACCCTCGTTTTGTCCTTCGCTGGGTCCGTGCCGGCAAAGTGATGGTAGTTCATCACAATCTGCTGCAACTGCTGTACCAACCGAGGGCCGACGGTCGCATCAATGATCCGGCCCTCGTCAGCGGTCACCAGCAACTGCTGCTCTACCAGCCGCTCGTATAGCTTGCGGTGCTTCGATTCCAAGTCATAGCGGTAATCGTGCATGATCATTTTCGGCAGGAACGGCAGGACCTCGCGCTTGAGTACCTTGGAACTGTTGTGCTCCATCCATTTGCGGATGCGGTCGGTGTCGCGCCACGTCAGTACCTTGCCGAAGTAGTCCGTTTCGCCCTCGTGAACCTGCTGGAAGTGGCGCAGGCTGCGGTAAGCGCCCGGGGCCAACATCGAGATGTACGCGTAGGAGTCGATCACCTTACTCACGGGCGTGCCGGTCAGCAGCGTGGTGCCGTTGTGCGGTGACAGCTCCAGGATCTGTTTCACACCCTTGTACAGGAGCGACGAGGGGTTCTTGAGGTTCTGCGCCTCGTCTACGACCACGTTAAGCGGGCGGCGCTCCAGGGCGTCCATAATGATGTCGTAGTACAGGGTGAAGAAGCGGTGAGTCATCAGGAACACCGCCGTGTTCGGGTCCCAGACAAACTTAACGCGCTGAGCCGGTGTGCCGTCGTAAACCTGAACCTTGAGACCTTTGATCCTGGTCAGGTAGTCGCGCCACTGCCCCAGGATGATCGGAGGCACCAGCAGAATCGTGGTGTGGCCTCCCAGGACGCGGAGGTTGCACATCAGCAAGGCAGCGCCGAAGGTCTTGCCTACGGCCACCTCCCAGTACAGGCCGTTCAGGTGTGGGTCGCTTTCACCCATGCGGTTCACCTCGTCCCGTTGGTACTGGCGCGGGTCTTGCGGGAACCCGAACGCCGCCATAGCGCGGTCAGTAGCCAGCATGGAAGTGTCCCTCCTCGATCAGTTTCATGTTGTTGGTGAGGCGTGACGGGTCCAAGAAGAACCGTTCGTAGTTCGGCTGGCCACGCATAAGGTCGATAGCCAGCTCGTAATCTGCCACCTCAAGTGCCTGACGCAGCTGGGGGAAGAACGACAGCGCTCTGTAGCTGTTGGTCGCCACACGGCACAGGCGCTCACGGTTCTCGTGGAAAGCCGCCAGGCTGTCGCCGTATAGCAGCATCATCATGTTCAGTGTTGGGTAGTCCGTCAGGGCTAGATAAGCTTGAATCCCTGTCGGCGTGCGGGCGTCCGAGAGACGCCCCCAGATACCTGCGGTTTGGTAGTCTTGGCCGAGGGCGCAGAAGACGCGGGCGGCGGTGGTTGGATTAATGGTTTGGGTGGACATGTCGGGTGCTCTTTGGGTTTGGCCGCAACTGCGGCGTTAAAAATCTCCCAGCGGAACCGTGCAGCGTGAGCGGGGATGGTTCTCACAACGGGGCCGTTGGGGGTGATAACTACTTGCTGCTGCTCCGGCACTAGCGGGCGCTGCAGCATCGGGTGGTCAGGTGCCCGAGCAAGTGCCTCGGGACCTGTGTACAGCTTCTTGTACGCTTGCCGGAAATCTCCGAGCAGGTTGGCGCGGTATGCGTCGGTAGCCACCTCGATGTGGCGCAGCCTGCCGTTCTCTGGGACAAAGATGTCCAGGGCGGTGCCTAGGATGGCGCCATTGATCGCGTCTGGCTCAACCCTGTTCGGAAGCAGTGACGCGTCGCGTCGGAAGTGGCCGACGCTGTCGAGCGGTTGAGCATCGAGGTCGAGAATAATGCTTCGTCCGGCGTCTTTAACGCGGACGGCCTCGGATGCCTCGAAGGCTGCAATCTCTACGCTGCGCTCTTGTAGGAGCTGCGGGATCGTAGCCTGCAGGAGCTTTGTGTAACCCTGATCCGCGGTGGTAAACGGCTTCAGCTTGGCCAGCCAGGTGATCACGTCCTTGTAGTGCATCCAGTCGATGCCAAAGATCGTTTTCATCTGGTATGCCTTGGCCAGCGCAGCGCGGAGCTGCACCCACGACAACCCAAGGGCTTCTACCAAGCTCTTGGGTGCGACGTGCGAGCGCAGCACGAGGAGGTCAAACGTACCTCTCCGGCCGGCGACGATTCGGGGCACCTTCAGGCGCTCAAGATCGGTACCGCTCACGCGAATATCCTTGGCCGAAGGCCCTTGTAGGTGTCCACGAGGGTGTCTAGACACTGGTCAAGGCCTTCCAGATCAACCTGCTCAAGTCTGAACGCCGTACCCCAGTGGGCCTCCCATATCTCGCGGGAGCGTCTGGACGACGGGTAGTCATGGAGGTAGTAGATTCGCTCGGCACCTGTGGCCCGCAAGGCTTTCATGCACTCAGGGCACGGGATCGTCGTGACGTATATCTCGGCCACTTCCAGCACGTTGCGGCACTGGGCTAGTGCGTTAATCTCGGCGTGGGTTGCGTCACAGTCGGAAAGCTGGGTGCCCGAGGCTGCCAGCGAGCCCGCGCAAGGCTTGTCAAGGCAGTGCGCTGTATTACGTGACCCTCCGTTGTACCCCGTGGCCAGAACGTGGCCAGCGGCGTTCAGGAACACTGCCCCGACACGCCTGCGCGGGCAGGTCGCACGGGTAGCTGCGGCCAGCGCCAAGAGCATGCCGTACTGCTGTCTACTTGGTCGCATTGTGCAGATCCTCGATCGGAACCCCCAGGAGCAGTGCAATATCCACTGCAGTGCTGAGTACCTGCAGAGCTGCGTCTTGGCACTCCACTAAGTACGCTGGGCACGGCTCGTCCTGGTACTCGGAGACGCCGGCGCTGAGCTTGGCCAAATGCTGCAGCAGGATCTCAACCTGCTTGAATGCGAGGTTGAACCTTAGCGAGGCTTGGTATGGCTGAGCGCTACTCATGGGTTTTCAGCTCCAGCAGGTGCCAGAGGTCTTGCCGCTCGCGGGCCTGTCGCAAGATGGTGAATACGGTCAGCGGGAGGTTGTCCCATACGCCCGGGTACTGGGTCCGGGCAAAGTCCACGCCGCGACGCAATAGCTTCCGACCTTCGCTGCTCAGCTCGCAGTTCGGCAGTACCTTGTGCATCTCCGTTGGACGCTGCACGGCCTCGGGGAAAAGCTCCGTGAAGTACTCAGGATCAATGAACGCCTCGTTGAGGTTGTGGTGTACCCGCGGGAACACCGGAAGCTCTATGTAGCCAGGCCGACCCTTTACGATCTGCTTGCGTATGTAGAGGGTCGAGTTACTGACCTCACGACCGTGAGCCAGGTTGACCGCTACGGAAAGAGGTATGAGGCGCTTAGGCTCCGTGGACATGGACACGCTCCGCTACGTAGCAAGGTTTCAAGCCGTTGAAGGGCAAAGACAGGACGGTACGAATCTCGACCTCGTTCAGGCCAAGGGTTTCCAGCTGCTGAATGAACTGCTGGCGCAATGTCGGGCTACCTTGCAGGGCTTCCCAAGGACGGGCGCTACGAGACTCTACGCTGAGCAAAAGCACCCCTTGGTAGTAGAGCTGTACCGAGGGGTGCTTTGTTGCCGTTCGCATTGTTTGGGTTATGACAAACATCGTAATGGCATAAATTTGGATGAAAACCCAGCTACTTTACATGATTAATTAGTCCATGCGAATACCCTTGGCAAGCGGCATACGCAGTTTGGATTTTGCGCCGTAGGGGAAGTGCTTGAAAGTCAGCGGCAGTCCCAGGTAGTCGGACTGGTTCTCGAACAGCTCTTTCAGCTTTGGCTTCTTGATTTCGCCTGGGCCGACGCGCAGAACCTGACCCTCGAAATCCACCAGGAACGCGCCTACGGTGCCGGCAGGCTTCATACCCGCCTTGGCCTTGGAACGCTTGGTCTTGCCCGTGGCGCTGGTAGTGGCCGGGTTAGTGTTGGTCATCGCCTCTTCGAAACCCACGATCGTGCCCTCGGCCTCGACGAAGCGCTTAACCTTCACCAGGATGGCCTCCTTCAGCGTGGAGTAGCCCTCTTTGTAGTGCCCGCTAGGCAGCGCTGCCATGGAGCCTTCGTAGCCGTCCTCAAGGTTGGCCGTATCCGCCGCGATCAGTTCCTCAAGTGTGCTGCGTAGGCGGTGCTCCAGGTAGACCAGTTTGATAGGCTCATCCGGGTGCGCTTCGTTAAATTTGACCACGCGGCGGTGAGCGCTCAGAAGGCGCATCTCCTTGGTGTCCTCGACGTTGAAGTCATCGAACACGTAGAACGTAACGCCCTCCTCCGGCAGCGGCTTGTCCTCGCTCATCACAAACGACTGCGTACGATCGTAAACGCCCGCCTCGTTTGGCTTACCGACGACGAACTCGCCATCGAGGCCGAACAATTCGGCAACGTATTTGCTGGCCCACGTCTGGATCAGGCGTGCCGGCAACGGAGTACGAGACCGGCTGAGGACGACACCGTCCTCGTGAAAGCCTCGGATGCCGTCCAGCTTCGGGCTCTCCAGCGTCGGCAGCGGGATCAGGGCCAACACTTCATCGACCGTCAGCTCGGCTTCCACGCCGTTACGCTTCACCTTCACGCCGTCGGTCTTGGCTGCCTTCAGGGGCTCTTTAATGGTCAGGCGACCGGTAAACGGCAGCCCTGCTAGTCGTCTGTTCATCGTTTGGGTCATCTCAATGAGTCGGGTTGCAACTTCTTCACGGGTCTCACCTGGGGCGGTGAGTTTGGCGAGCTGGTCCGCAGGGGTCGTGGCCAGCACTTGAGACGGGAGTGTGAACTCCAGCGTCTCGATGTCCGAGAGTATGTTGGCTGTAAACGCCAGCGCACTCAGATGCTCTCGACTTACCGACGCGTAGCGCTCTTGGTAAAGCTCCATCTCGGCCATAGCGCCCGCAGCATCTCTGGTTGAGGGTTCTTTGCGTGCTACGGCCTGGGCAAGCAGTTTTAGGCTGTGTTTCAGTGCTTGGGGTGCGCCTATGTAATCGTCGAGCAGCATCATGTACATAAGCCACGATGCCCAGTGCTGATCGAACCGCAGGATGCCCTCGTAGATGGTATGGTCTTTCAGCTCCACCAGCGGCCGAGATCGTCGGAGATATACGACCCAAGCGCCAACTCGTTCAGGATCGTCCGAATAGGCGCGAAACGGGCTATGGCGAACGTGCGCCGGTTCAGGTCATTGACTACGGTACCGCCCAGGCGCTGCAGTAGCTCTGACTGCGTGGGGCGAGGCCCGCCCTTTGAGGTTTTACGGGCGACCTTCTCTAGCCGTCTACGCTCTGCCCTGCTCATACGGCCACCTCCCCACGAATCGTTGGGTGGGGCTCGTAACCGCCAAGCGTGAAGTGGCTTGGTGTGTACTCGAAGATCGAGGGGGCCGGCGCGACCACCAACCAAGGCAGCGGTACCGGCGTTCTCGCCAGCATCTCCCGGGCGCCCTCGACATGGTTCTCATACAAGTGGTAATCGCCCAGGGTGTGGACAAACGCTCGGGGCGTTGCCCCTACCTGGTCAGCGAGCATCATCAGCAACGCCGAGTAGCTGGCGATGTTGAACGGTACGCCGAGGAACATGTCGGCACTGCGCTGGTACAGCTGCAGGTCCATGAAGAAGCCGCCGCGTGCCGGGTCCTTGTCCAGGTATACCTGGAACATGGTGTGACATGGCGGCAGTGCTTGAAGCCCCTCGGCAGGTTGGCCGTTAGGGGGTATGCCGGCGCGAGGCAGCAGCGCCGGCGTCCAGGAGCTTACGAGGTGTCGGCGGCTGTAGGGGTCACGCTTCAAGGTGTCCACTAGCGCGCTGATCTGGTCGATTGGCTGTTTGTCGTGGGTTCCTCGCCACATCGAGCCGTAGATCGGCCCCAGCTCACCGGTCTCCGGGTCAGCCCACTCGTCCCAAATATTGCAGCCCATGGCCTGCAGGTCTCGGACGTTCGTGCTGCCGGAAAGAAACCACAGCAGCTCAGCGATAATGGCCTTGAATGGTGTGCGCTTGGCACCCAGCAGCGGGAAGCCTTCGCGCAGGTCGAAGTGCATCTGAGCCCCGAAAGCACTGCGCGCTGTTGTGCCCGTGCGTTCTTCTCGGGGAGCCTTTGCCAGTAGTTGGCTGATCAGTTCTAGGTAGTTTTTCATTGCGCTGCTGAAATGGTCTGGTATTATGAAAGCTCGATTTCGGTTGTGGGGACAACGACCAATCGGTGCTCAGAGACGCCCAGCGAAAGCTGGGCGTTTTCTTTGCCCGGGCCACATGCCGTAGGGTTTATGTGATGAGGTTTGCTGATAACCGACACAAAGTCTCACGGCATGTGGCTGGCCGCAAAAAAGGGGCGCAAGCGCCCCGCATCATCTAATTAATGATGCTTTTCAGATTATGCCACAGCTTTTACCACCTGTTGGGCATAAAAGTCCCACACGCCCTTGATGCGATGACGGCCGGCAAACGAAAGGTACGTCGAACCAGGTGCTACAGCCTCCGAGAAGGTGATGTGCTCCTTACGCAGCGTCTGAATATCGTTGTCCTGCAGTTCAGCGTCGTAGCGCGGCATGCGTATCACCGAGATGATCCGTTTGGCGTTGTCCAGCACCAGGCTGGAGCCTTCAATACCGATGCCGTTGTGTACGATCGGGCCGTAATACTCGTTCGCCCAGAGCACCATACCAATGCTGGCTGGAACGTGCCCCATCAGGAAGTGGCCGCAGTTGAACGTGTCAGCCATGTTGCCGCCACCTACTACAACGGTATGCAGAATGATGCGGTAGCCACACTCCTGCAGAAGCTCGAAGCTGCCGCCCGAGATCATGTACTTCATGACCGGCAGGAAAGAGTTTGCGCCGACGTCTACAACCACGTCAGTGCTGACGTCACTCGCCAGCTCCTCAAGCCAGCCGTCCAGTAGGCGGCTGTTAATCGTAGTGTCGCCGTCCATCAGGTCCAGGACGCGGGCGTTAAGAGCCAGGTCCTTGCTGAACGTCGGGTTCATTTGGTCCGCATCGAAGTTGCGGGTTGGTACGCCGGCGCTCGGTAGTACCTGAGCCAGAAGCCATGCAACCATGGACTTGGCTACGCCGCCCTTGGACTGGGCGATGATGTGGATAGTCGGCTTACGTGGGGACGTTTTGCTCATGATTTCACTTTCGTGGTTGGGGTTAGAACTTGATGTCTGGGCCTGAGAGGGCTGCCAGACTATCTTTGGTAAGGCCGACCGTTGGCGTTGGCGTACTAATGCCCAACGTCGGCGCAGGTAGCGGCGCTGCCTTGCTTGTAGCCTTCCCATGTGTCAGGCCTTTCGCTTTGCGGGCACGGTGCAATGCAGTGCCCAGGTAACTGCGCTGGATAACCAAGCCTGCGTCGGTCATTGCAGTGCAGATCGTGTCCAGAGAAAAACCCAACTCCTGAAGTTCGCGGATGCGGGGCTCCAGCTTTTTAACTAGGGGGCCGACGCGCTCGCCGGCGCCCTGATCAATCAGGGCTTTTACATCTGCACGAAACTTGTCGATAAAGGTCATCGCTTGTGCTCCTTACTTGTAATGAGTTGAGTATAGGATGACATTAAATGAATTGCAACGAAATAAAGTGTAATTTAAAGTAACACTACAACCCGAATGCCTTGGAGAAGTCCTCGGTAGTCATCGAGTGGCTGACCAGCTTCAGTGTGGTGTGTACCCACTGCCAGTAGCCCTCAAGGGTCTCGCAAGCCTGCACGTCATAGCGCCAGAGGGCCTGATTCAATACCGGATGCTCGCCTGTCGGGTGCTTCTCCTGAAGTCCTCGAAGGCTCTCGCTAAAGTCTTCGATCAGGATGTTCATTCCCCGACGGTCTAGTGTTTCCTTCATCTGACCGATAGTGTCTGCGTTCACTTCAACTCACCTTTCTCGTGTGCTTCAATAATCCGCTCCACGGCGTAGTACACCGAGCGGCTGATACCCTGAACCCGCACTCCACCAGGATGGCGGTGATCTTGTCCTTCCTGGTGCGTGCCTCTGGCGTCGGGAAGTTGTCCAGGATGGGCGGTCTACCCTTCAGGTGCGCGGACCAGTCCTCCACACCATCTAGGGCCAGCTGCGCCCTGGACTTGATCCAGTCCAGCCTGCGGTTGCCTTTCTGCGCCGAGGAGCACTGCCGGATGATGTGATCCAAGGCGTCTCTCAGTCTCTCTACCTCTGTCAAATTGCCTCCTGTTCGATTTGGTCTACTTTGCGTTTCACCTTCGAGCACGTCGCAGCCAATTCGGTGATGTGGCCGGCCAGCTCGCCTAGTTGCAGCGACACCTTTCGCAGCTCTGATCGCGTCTCCTGCAGGGCTTTGTATGGGTCTTGCTCACGACTTCTCAGGTCTACGGGCATGGATTTGTTGAGCAGCTTGAGGCTAGCCTCCCTGATCATCGTTAGCACCGCGCCCTGCGACGGGTACTTGTGTCCATTGTCACGATATTTGTCTACCCAGCCGTTGGCGATCATCTCCACTAGCGTGTCCACGTCTTTAACGGTAACTCGCATATCCCGCATCTCAGCGGCGAGCGCGTCCATCACGGGGGATAGGGTCAGGGTAACGTCTCGGGCGACACCCACACGGCCAGGAGACCTGGCAAGTAGTGAGCTGATGTGCGCGGCCAGTAACACCGACAACCGACGCCCGCTCACGCTACCGCCTCTGGGGCCATGTCCGCTAAGGTAGCGGCAAGCTCCTCGCTGATGTCCAGATTGAGTACCTTGCGGGCCTGGGTATCAGCGATCTTGTTGAGTTCCCGACTACCTGATCCCACGATCCGATACGAGAATCCGTTGACTAGGTCTGGAATGACGTCGATGTAGCCGTGAAGCAGACCATCCTGCTCGGTAAAGCACAGCTGGTGATCACCTAGGGGCGGGGCGTAGAACTCTATACTGACCTTTCGGTTAGGCTTGGTGCTTCCGTCGTAGTTGATGGCGTAGCCACCTTGGCGACCTTCACCAGCGCTGTAGTTAGGAATCGGCCCGAAAAGGTCCAGCAGCTCCCGAGTCACGCGCGCCACCGTCGGCTTATCAACAGAGTCAAGCTGTCTCAGGGTCAGTAGGGTCGCTAGGGCGTGGTAAGTCTTCATCGGTATCTCCCATGTTAATTTTGAAGCTCTGTTGTCTGTCATGCTGCTCTCGCCGGTCTTGGTGTACGTAGCGCAGCGTGGTGTCAATTTTGCTGTGGCGCAGGATCGCTGAAACGTGCTGTACGGGAAGGCCCAGCTCGATCTGATGCGTTGCGGACGTGTGCCTGATCCAGTGCGCGGTAGCGTTGAGCAGCTGCCGTCTCTGCCCTTCGGACGTGGCCAGCTCTGCAGCTCGCTTAAACACGTCGTCCACGATCACGCTGATTCTCTTGTCGTTCAGAAACCTGCAGGAGAATTCGCCGCTGGCCGTAGGTAGAGGGAGGATCGCTGGGTACGGCTCATCTGGGTTGGGAAGTGTCATCAACCCAAGATGCCTGCGGTAAAGCATCAGCTCACTCAGCAGGTCTCCGCTGACCGGAACCTGCGCCCTCTTACTACCCTTGCCGTTTACGTACCACCACCAGCGTCCGCCTACGTTACGGAAGTCGCTCATCTCGGCGGCAGCGGCCTCACTGCGGCGGGCGCCAGTCAGGTACAGAAAGCTGACTACCCAGCGGGCGCGGATCTTCTTGGCAAGCTGCGTGTGGTCGTCCTCGGGCATCTTGCGCAAGGCCTGCTTAACCAGGCTCCAGGCTTCATTGTCCAAGTACCGCTCTTGCATGGTGGTATCAGATTGTCGCTTTTCCCTGATGAGGGCGAAGGGGTTACGCTCCACGTACCCGACGTTTAGCAGGTACCCCATCAAGTTGCGAGCTGCCCGGAGGGTGTAGCGAAGGCCTGTGTCAGAAAGCGGCGCGGCAAACGGTCGCCACTCCGGGTGCTTGCGCGGCTTGGGAGGGCCAATAAGCTCCTGCGGAGGGTTCCGCAAGAAGCGCTTGAATGTTTCAATGTCCTGCCGGTTGAGCGTGTTCAGCGTGAGGCGGTAGAGCCGGAGAAACATCAGCAGCCGCGAAGCTTCTTTCGCGTATGCGTTGTATGTGTTTTCGGTGTCGGCGTATTCGTTGAGCCAGCCTGCAATAGCCTGGTCGTCGCTTTGAGCCTGGACGATTTGAAGTGACGGGCCGGTTGGCCGTAATAGACTCATAGTGTGTTCCTATTGAAGTCCCAGGCCTCGAGGGCCTGGGATACGCGTTTTTACGCGGGTACGGTACGAACCGATGCGTGACGGGTAAACTCCTTCGTCAGCTTTTCGGCAAGCTCTGCAGCCCGCTCGTGTGGAATTTTGGTCTGGCCGTCAAGACGCAGAAAGCCGGAGTTGCCACCCTTCTCCCTGATCTGCTTTTCGAGATCCTGAACAGCCACGTAAATACGCACTGCAAGTTCAATCTCGTCCTCAGTGCCGCTAACAAGAAGTTCAGCGAAGGTAGGTGAGACGCCTGCCGCACGTACCTTGATCTCATCAGTCTCGGCCTGACTTAGCTTGCTCTCTTTCATTAGGACAGAGTTGCTAACCGCCTCGGCTACGTGAGACAGAAACTCGCGGGCAAAGCGGTCATAGCCAAATACCCGATGCAGCGCCAAGGCCAGCGCAGCATTCATCTGCAGCTGGTCAGGTTTCGGTTCCAGCTTGGACAGCATGATGGTGAGGTCATCGGCTAGGGACTGAATCACGCCGTCCGTATCAATGAACGACACGGCTTGGTTCAACATCAGGCCAAGTGTTTTGGGCTTTTCGCGTAGTAGTGTCATCAGTGAACGGTCCGGTTGGCTGTGGTAGATGGTTTCTTTACTTCCGGCTCGCCAGCGGCTGCCTCTTCCGCTTCCTTCTTTTCCAGGCCTCTGATAATGCACGCTGGGCACACGCACTCGGTTTCGACGCCGAGTTTGTTGGCCAGCTCATCGAGTAGTGGCGTTATCGCGTCACGCATGCGCTCGGCTTGACCTGGTCGGGCGATGAATGACATGAACGCTAGTGCCTTGAGCGGTTCTTTAGTGAACGACTCCAGCTCCTTGCGGTACATGGCCAGCTGGACTACGTTTTCTGGTGCGAGTTGGGTCTCTAGGACCGAGAGAATTCTTTCGTTGGGATCGGACATACTAGGTGCTCTTGCGTTAAATGTTTATCTCTACAGCATAACATGCGAGTGCTGTAGGTGCCATTGGGGTTCGCATAATATAATTAATTCGACTTTTTGGCGTCTCCTATATGCCACTGAGAAGTGTGTGTATAAAAAAGATGCCAGCGCAGAGCTGGCATCTTTAGATAGCGCTTATAGATACTGCGGCGGTAGCGCGGGGTCGATCGACATACGAGTGGCCTCGCAGAAGCGTTGTATATCTTCCGCGCGCGGAGGTGTCAGCGATGGCCAGCGCGTGGCGTAGTCGGCCGCCACAGCCATATGCAGCCCAGCTGGGCTTGCCAGCAGGTACTGGAACATGGTGGCGAAAGCCGCGCTCGCCCACGTCTGCGCCTGCAGGCTGGCAGGCTGACCGACCGGCTTACCCTGGCTGTCGTACGCATCGTACACGGGCACGAAGCTGTCAGCCCCGCCAACGTCAACGTCCATGGCACGGCCCACTGACGAGGCCACGGCGGCAAGCTCTACAGGACAAGTTACTACTATGCGGTAGCTCATATCGTTACTCCAGCGAGTTGGGCCATGGCCCGCTCTACGATCAGCCGCTCAGTGGCAGATAGCTGGCCCGGGCAGTAGGCGGCGGCGAAGATTGCCCCTGTCAAATTATCGCCACCTACACCCAAGCCCATCCGGATGCTTCTTGGCTCTATAGTCAGTGGGTGGTAGGCGGCTGACGCAACCACCGCGCCATTTTTTCTTAGCTCGCGCCCTCCGACTGAGGAAGACACCCCAGTCACTACCGACGGTGTCGAGCCTCCGCTGCCGCTTATATCTCTGGAGTACTGCGTAAGAACGGGGGATTCCCCTGCCTCGCCAATGAGCGCCATGTGGTCCTGGCCCCCTGGCGCAAAGACACCAAGAGCCAGCCGGTAGCCAGAACGGTTTCTGCTGTTAAAAGCTACTATCAGCGCGTAGTCTGGCGACTGGGACAGCGAGCTTTCCGCGCTCGCCATGTAATCGTCTGCGCCATCAAACTGCCAAGCCCACGTCCATTCGAGGACTTCGCGGACGGATAGGTTGTCTACCGACCCAACAAATGCCCCTGCGCCGTCATTCAACAGGGCGATGGAAGGGCTCTCTCCGGCAGGCATTGTAGCGACGCCAGAAAAGCTGCCAGAAGCTGTCGCAAAGAATGGCGTCACGGATGCGCCCACGGTGGCCAGCTGGGCGTAAAGCGTGCCGGATGATCGGGACACATCCGCCGATACAAGGTAGGACACTCCAGCCCGAAGCGCGGCCGCCGCCTGCGCCACGGTAGACCATGGGTGGCCTGCCGTAGCCTGCGCCGCGCCGCCAGAGATTGCCCAGCCGCTGCCAACTACCCAGCCAGCACTACTAGCAAAATCACCACTCGCCACCAGCTCCGGCCCCAGCCGCTTCGGCACCCGCTTTAGCTTTGGCTTGAAGCTGGTGGTGGGCTGGAGCAGCGGGCGGCCAGTAATTTCTCGGAGGGATACGTTGTCAAAAAACGCCGTGCCTACACCACCATTAATCAGCTGAATGATTGCATCTGATGCAGGTGCGATGAATACAAAGCGCACCGTGCCATCAGCCATCGCCTTGTAGACCACGTTAGCATAGCCACCAGCTGCACCTCGGATAATTGTGACGGCCATTGCCGACGTGTCGCTAGTGCCCTTTCTGGCATATGCAGATACCTCATACACCTTGCCGGCAACCAGCGTAAGCGTCTGCTCTGCACGGGAAATCTCACCAGCTCCGGTTATCGCCAGCTCGCCGGAAACAGCGACAATCGCCGCATTTACCGCCCCCCACGAACTCGTGCCAGTAGAAAACTCCCCATTCACAACAAGCTCCGGCCCGTAAGTAGCGCACAGATCAACGCCATACCCCGCGTCACTGCCGTCACCAGCCGCGCCCGTACCGTCCGAGCCGGTGAAGGTATACGCCGGCCCAGGCTGCCACCAGCTGCCGCCCTTGGCGCGCAAAATGGCGATGGATTGGGCGATGAGCGAGCCGCTGCGCGGCGGTAAAAGGTACCGGGAACGAAACGCACCAGCCTGGTAAGCGGCGGTCATTAAAAGATACCCACGCAGACGGCGGTGGTGTCAGCCCCTATCGACTTTCCCGCAAACGGGCCTAACGTCTCGCCGGCGTAAACATCACCAAACGACACCGGGGCTTGGTCGTTGGCGAGCTGAAGGCTAAGACGGCCAGGCTGAGTGACCCGGAGGAACTGAAAGCACTGGTCGTATTGCCGACCTGGCACTAAGACTGCAAGGTTGGTTGGTAGGTCTGGAATGCCTGCGCCGGACTGCTTGAACATAAAAATCACCCCATATCAAACGATTGATCTTGGGGTGATTTTACAGGTTAATGCCGTGAGAATGTGATCGGCATTTCGGAAGTGTTTACGTCATTTTTTCTTTAAGTGGGCTACCAGCGACTCAAGCTGGGAAATGTCGTCGTCCTCACTGATGGATAGGAACGGACCTGCGTAACCCGAGGCTTCCGCTGCCTCCACCGCATCATCATGGTGAAGCCCCCGCTTGTAGCTCGGTTCGGAGATTTCGACTTCGGTGTTAAAGACGTTCACCTTGTTGTTCAGGTAGCCGATAACAGAAACTTTGACTTGCATGAGGACGCTCCAGTTGGTGTATGCCTAAAGGGTATCACATGCCATGACGATAACGCTACAACATCAGCATTAAATACCCCCTAGGCATTGTGAGGCGACACTGTATCACCAGCGTGTCAGGCTTGTATGCCGCCTAGTACTCTTCAGCCAGCATAACGGTCAGTACCCGATAGCATTTGAGAGGGTTCTCCGCGCCGTACTCGCATGCTTCGCTATCGTAATAGTCGATCTTCCAGAAGAACTTGTCGGAGCCGACATCAAAGGAGCCGAAGTCGTGCTCGCCGTGCGGGTCGTTATCTTCACTGAAGTCGTTGAATTCTCGAACCTTGGAAATGATCTCCGCCTGCGCAGTGTGGTGGGCTACGCCTCGGGTCATCATGATCTGACCCGGGAGGTCTGTAGTAGACCCCAGAGAGGTGCGAAAACGGTCGTTCTGTGTGGTCAGTTGAGAGATTGTGCTCATGGCTATTTCTCCAATTTGATCTTGTTAAGGTCTATGCCTGGGTTGTTGCGAATCTGCCGCAGCAGCGCTGCGTCAGGGGTATTCAGGTCGCGTCCTGTGTACCACAGGTGCCGCAGTTTCGACCGCCAGCGCCGGCCGTGACGCTCTGCAAAGCGCCAGAGTGCCTGGCGCTGCTCCGATGTCAGAATCTCATCCATACGCCCTCCTACGCGGCGAAAGTACGGGTAATGCAGTCGCCCAGCAGCTTGGCCACTGCGCGATACGCTCCGAAGATCACACTTTGCCCCATGACCTCGTGAGCCTTGGTGACGGACATTCCCTCGATCAGCGCCTCGGGGTTGCCTTTCACGCGGGCATGCTCCGCTGGGGTAAGCAAACGCATCAGCGCTGGGTCGTGGGGGTGGCGGATCTTAGCTTCAGTAGACCTGACTTTAGCGTAGCCACGACCTATGGTGCCGACCTTGGTGCTGCTGGCGTCTACGAGCTGCATAGCGAAACCCTTGCCGGCTTCCTTGTCGCGCTTCTCCTTCTCAACCAGGTAGTCGTAGCGCGACCACATAGGGCTGTCAGCTGGGACGTCGTCCATCACGCTGCCCAGCTGCTGCACCTCGCGGGTCGGACGCTGCAGGCCGGAGAAGTCGAACTCGATACCCTTGGAGACGCCTACCAGTGCCATGCGGGTGCGGTCCTCCAGGGCGTTGAACTCAGCGCCCTTCACCAGCTCGACATGGACGTTATAGCCCCACTCGCGCAGCTGGTTCGTCAGAATGTAGTAGCTAGCCGAGCCGACGTAGTTCGGCACGTTTTCCACGATAACTATCGAGGGGTTGGCCGCAGCAATCCAGGCCAGCAGACCGGCTACGAGGTGGCCCACCTGGGCGTCGGACTCGGGGATGCTCAGACCCTTCTTGGAGATGCCTGAAATGCTGTGCGCTGTGCAGGATACGCCGGCTTCGAGGATGTCCACGGGAGGTAACGAAACCATCACTGCGGGATCAAAAGCTACACGCTGCATTGGCGCTTCGATCAGACGGGTATCTGGCTTGAACGCAGGATTCTTGGCGACGGCCTGCTCCAGGTATGCTGGCTCAAGATCGCAGGCATAGGCCAGCTCCGAGGCATAGCCGGCGTCGGACAAGCCCATGCTGATGGCCATGGCCAACACGCCCACACCGGTAAACAAGCTGGCGGTGGTCAGCGGGGTGCCCGAGGCGATCTTGGTCTTCAGGCGGCGTTCACGGGCCACTCGGCGTTGTTCCTCGGACGCCGCGGACAGCACAATCTTGCCCTCGTAGAAGGTCACCTGAACAGCCTCAAACTGGCCGAACACTTCCGTAACGTCGCTGTTGCAAAGATCCACGATCGGGCGCGGCTTCCCTGCCCGGCTCGCCGCGGTCACGGCCCGGCTGCCGGCCTCGGCCGCCGTTATCGTGATGGTCTGGGCCTCTGCGTCGTACTCGATCTGGTATGGCGTGCCCGGGGCGAATCCGGTAGACAGCAGCTTGCTACCCTCCAGCCAGATACGGGTGTTACCGCGGTGCTCTTTGGTCGCTGCAATGGCTACGTGTTTCATGGTTACTGCTCCTTGTGAAGGCGCCGGCTCTTGGCCGGCGCGGGTTGGTTTATTCCTGCTCAACGTAATCTTTATCCAGCTCGTCCAGCCGGCCGTAAGGCATCTTGACAGCCAGCTCCCGGGGCAGATTACCGCCACCGGTGCCTGACAGGTCGAACCCCAGGTCGGTACCAAATTCGTAGGCGTCTTTGTAGCCGTATTCGCGCATCACTACGACCAGGTTGCCCAGCGCAGTCTCCACCGTCGGAAACACCCGAGCTGCCCAGCGCATCACGGCGGGGTCGGTAAACACCTCCGAAGGGACCTGGTCCATGATCTCGCCGTACAGTGCGTGGCCCGCCTCCTCCATCTGCGTGGCCCACGCCTCGGCAGCTGTCAGCTCAAGCATGCCTCGCAGAATCTCACTGCGTAGGTCAAACACGATCGTAGCGTTCGGAAACTCTTTGGCCAACTCTGGTATCAAGAGAGCTTGTGGCTCGAAGCTACGGCGGAAAAAGTCGAACTCCCCGTCGTCAGACTTGATGTGCCAGATCGGTTCACCGGTGCCCCAGTACGCGCCGCCGTTGTCGTAACCACCCTCGTCAAGGCGTACTGGCAGTACCGTGAGCGTCGCCTCGGTGTCACCGTCGCCCATCTCTATGTTACGGCCCATGGGCGCACCGTACTTGCAGTTGACCTGCGGCAGGTCGGCGTATTTGATTCCGGCAACTTGATATAGCTGTTCGATGTCCATTTCGTTTTACCTCAGTTAATTACAATTAATTACAGTTCGGTATCGTTTTAACTCATAAAGTAACAAGGCCGCCAGAGTAGGGCGGCCTTGCTCGTTCGGGTAATGTCAGCAGCTAGTCATGTCGCTCCGTGTAGCACTCAGTGCAGAACCACCGGCCGCCGTGCGCCCGAGGCTCGTGGAGCGTACTGTCGTTGCACTCCAGGCAGCGGAGGTACTTGCGGCGGGCGCGTCGCTCGGCTGCCTGGCGTTCCTCCGCTTCCTCTTCGCGCGCAACGCGCTCCTCTTCTTCGCGGTCCCACTTCGCCCGCAGATCCTGCTTGGCGTAGTAGCCAGCTTGGGCCAACTCGACTAGGCCGGGCATCTCAAAGCGAACGTACTCGCCGGCGTCGCGCAGGGTCTGCGTTTCACCCACCTGCGCGTAGTAAGCCAACATATCCAGCACCAACTTGGTATAGTGGCTATCCAGCGGGCCAAGGATTTCGCCCATGCCGAAGCCGTACAGTTGGCCGTTATAGATGGACAGTACAGCCTTTGCTAGCGCGGCGCGGCCGCTGGTACCGTAGTGGGTTTTCAACTGCTCGTGAGCTGCTTGGTACGCGTCCATGATCAGCAATCCTTTCCGTTCCATTCGTCGGCAAAAAAGTGCTTGGCCGCAGCCTCGATGCAGCCGTCCATAGACGCCGCCTGACCGGTAGTCGTGCGGGCCCAGATTTCCATACCGTACACCTCGACTACCAGCTCGCCGTGCTCCCGGAGGAAGCGGGCCAGGTACTCGTCCACCTCCAGGTAGTGGAAGATGTCCAAGGGCTCAACCTCGATACCCTGGGTCTCGCAGAGTTCCTTCCACTCGTCGCTGTCAGCGTAGTCGTAGTCAAGCTCGCAGAGTTCGCCGGTATCGACGCCGAGTTCTGCCAAGATCATTCCTGCTGGCTCGGACTCGTCGATACCATCGTCCGAAAAGTCTCGACCCGCTACGAACTCCCGTACGGTGCCCCCCTTAGTGAAGGTGTAGCAGTCCACAGTGTCGGTCTCGCCGTCAGCGTCGGTGACCTCCACAACCTTGTGGCTTACCTCCCAACCGAGCAGCTGCAGTATCTCTGAGCTGTCTGGGTACTTGGCGTTACGGCGGATAAACACCGCGTCGTACAGGCTGTTCAGCTCGTCGTGCTCCAGTAGGTACCAGCCTGCGCTCTCCGCTGCCTCGCGGTATGGGACAACGCCCTCCCGCAACTCATCTAGACCAGACTCCTGGCTTCCCAGCTCGATCAGGTCCTCAATCAGCGTTGTGCGGCCGCGAAAGTCGAAGCGGCTGGCCAACTGCTGCAGGCCAAATTTTTCTTTCGGGGACTCGTTCGTATTCGTGCTCATGTTCAATTTCTCCGTGGGGACGTTTGTGGGTACTACATTGCCGCCAGCCGGCGCAGCTGGCAGGTAAGGTTGGCCAATGCCCGGTGGTCAGACGGCGAGCCTGGCAGTGTTTGGGTTCGGTTATTTGGGAGGCGCAGTTTTGCGTGTCGGCGTCCCCCCAAGATCACCGCGCCGGCCTCGATGTAAGGCTTGATCAGCGCGCGGACATCCTTCGGCACATGCGTTTGGTTGGCTCTCACGAGTTGGCCTCCTGCACACAGGCGATCAGCATGATACCTGCATCGTAGACGTAAGGCTTGAGGTCGTTTTGACCCTCATTTACCTTGAAGCCGTTGGCAAGAAAAACGCGACGGATTAGGTCGCGGTTAGACGGTGTATCGGCTTCGGTAAGGACGCCCTCGCGGTTTCCCAGACCTTCAATGATCTCGTCTACGCCTTCACCGGCAATCAGGCGCTCGATCACGTCGGCCGTGATGTTGTCGAATACGGCGTTACGCGCCTCTTTCTGGTAATACTTGAAGGTCACGGTTGCAGCTGCGTGGCCTACTGGCTCCCAGCGCACCGCAACGCCGTCCATTTCGTCGTCGTGGTCATATTCCTTGGTGACCAGAACTTGGCCAACCGAGGTTTCAAATAGTCTTGCGAAGGTTTCCATTCAAAATCCGGGTCGTTTCCCGGCTCCATATGCTTTAGGGGTAGGGGACTGTACACCCACTGGAGCGTGGTTGCACAGTCGCGTCCTATAACGGGAGAAGCGGGCCTGCAGCCTGCTTGATTGCGTCGTAACGCTTGCGCCACTCCTCGGAGCAAACCTCACGAGGGTGGTCTTTGTAGAAGCCGTCTCGCTCCATGCTGTCGGTAACTTGACGGCTCCAGCGCGCGGCTCTTGGGTCGTACAGCTGGTTAAATGGGAGAGGCTCAACGTCGTAGTTAAACGGTCCGAGAGTACCTACGTTTGAACCTGGTATTTTCCGCATGGGCCAAGCCCGGTCGTCTGCTGGGTGGCGGCGTGTACGCATGATGTAAAGCTCCAAGTGACGCCGGCCGCTCACGGGCGGCCGGCTGGTTCGCGTCTATGCGACGCAAAGTAGGTTGTGACTCGAATTACGGGGTTTGTGCTATACGGGCGTTTATCGCTCGGGTAACAGCGGCCTTTACAGCCTTGAGCGACGTATGTTTGCCCGGAACCGAGACGCCATCGGCAAAGCATGCAGTGAATTCGCTTTTGCCGTTACCGGTGTAGTCGCTGGGCTTGTTCAGCTCATGCTTAGACCATACTGATTCGGTTATGTAAACGCCTTTGTACTGAAAGTGAGCAAACATGGTCAGTCCTCAAACATCTCTGGGTGGTCCTCGCGGAACATGTCTTGGATGCGCTCAAGCAGCTCATCATCCTCCATACGGGACAAGACCAGTTCGGTGCGGGAGTAATCTTCAGGCTCCTGGGCAGCGTGGTAGCGCCGCTCCAGCTGGTTTCTGATCTGCGCAGTCATCGGGACACTGCCCTGAAAGTCTGCCACGGTGGCTTGAAGCTCGCAGCGGTCGCAAACACACTCCCCGTCTGATTCCCAGCACAGGTCGCCGTCTGCTCCGTCGTCGGTGATGTCGTGATCACCGTCACCGTCGAACTCCACAGTAAGAACCCGCGGGATGGTGATGTTGAACGTAGTTCCTTCACAAATCATGCAGCGCATAGTTACCCCCAGTTGTTCTCGACGTAACTCGCGGTCCAGCTCGTTGACCTGACGCTCCAGGGCGTCCACCTCCGCAATGAACTGCTCGGCGTCGTCACCCTGAAAGAAGATGTCGTCCTCGCCCCGGGCGCTGATGCAAACGGTGCCGTAAGCGGAATCGACGTCCACAGTCGCGCCGCTCTCGCTGCTGTATTCGGCCTGCTCTTTCACGATCTCGGCCAGAGCGGGGTCGTGGTAGGAAACAGAGCCCTCGGGTACCCAGACCCGGATCGGTACCCAGTAGCCGCCCTCGACGCGCTCCGGCTCGCCGTTGAGCTGGTAATCGTCGCTATCGAAGCTGTCGGCTATGTGGTCGTTCAGTGCGGCCAACTCTTCAGCCACCAATTTGGTTTGCTCAGTCATCGTTCGACCCTTTCTGGAATTTCACTGCAATGTGTTGAACGTGTTCTTGGTCGGCAATCTCGGGTATGCCGTTCTTGGACGCATACTCGCGGGAGTAATCTATCCGGCTACGCTCGATGTTGGCCTCATCATCGGCGTATACGTGTGCCCAGTACCCGCCGTCGGAGGTACGGGCAACCTCGACATGGCCCCCTGGAAATTTGACGATGGCCGTGGAGGGTTCAGGCCGGCTGAGCTTGCCCTCGAAAATCACCGTCACGGCGTCGTCGCTGTGTACTACACGGGCTTTAGCCATGCTTCTTCACCTCGTCGGCAACGTACTCGTGCCAGTAATTACCGTTCTCAAAGTAGTAAGCGCTGCGGATTGTACGGCCGTCCTCGTCAGCGTGGCTGGCCTCACACATACGGAAGCCCTTAGACTTGGCGCTGTACGGCATCGGTGGCAGCATCTCCAGGAATTCTCCGTAGATGGCCTCGGTAATCGGCCACTTCATACCAGGTACGCCGAGGCAGCAGTTCAGGATGGCGAAGTGGTTCTGCCGGGCGATGGTGTCAGCCAGCGCCTGCAGTGTTTCCTCCGTCGCTGAGACCTCTACAGCCTTGCGGGCGTCGGCCGAGCCATCGTAGACCTCGCCATAGGGTCGGAACTCTTTGTGGTGCTTGTGCAGCCACACCTCGGGTATCTGCAGCGCCTTGACGTAGATCGTTGGGCGTTCACCTTCAGAACGGTAAACGCGGACACTGCTCAGCGGGTTGTACTGATTGTGCATGGGAATGCTCCAAATGAAAGCGCCGGCTCGCGGCCGGCGCTGGCTGATGATTTAGGCGCTTTTCGGCGTGGTATTGCTTTCCAGAATCTGCGCCGCGAACTGCCCTGCGGAGAGATTTTGGAAGTATTGGAGGCGGACACGCTCAACCAGGTCAGCGAGGGCCTTGTCGTCGAACACAACGCTGCTGTGCTGCTCACGGCACGCCTTTTCGGTAACGCGAACTTTGTTGCTTGCCAGGGTTACATACAGGTCTTGGTACACCATGTGGGACTCAAACACGCCGTCGATTTTGCAGACGGACGCCGTAGTTACAAGCTTGCCCGAGTGTACCTTGGACGTGTGGAACTTGAGGTTACGGGAGCCGCCTAGATCAAGCCGGGATTCAGCCTTCCAGGTCTTCCATATGTTGTCCTTGTACACGGTGGTCTTGATCAGTTTGCTCAGTTGTTCCATGGTAATGCTCCAAATGAAAGCGCCGGCTCGCGGCCGGCGCTGGGGGTGTTTAGGGTTTAGTTAATGCTCAGGGATTCCATCGCGTCGGACAGCTCGGCCATCAGACCCGTTACGTGGCTGGCCGAGCAACCCAGCTGGTTGGATACTGGCTCAGGTCCGCCGCTGGCCTGCAGGAGGTCGTCCACCTCCGCAGACAGCTTGCGCAGCTTCTCAGGTACCGTGTCGGAGCCGTAGCCGCCGTTATCGTTACGGAACGTGGCTGCCCAGGCCTCGTTACTCAGCCAGCCTTCTGGCGGGCCGTAAGCCCGCATGCTGGAGGAGTAGCCGGAGGTGATCATGGCCTCATCGTGAGTCAGGTACGAAACGCCGTAGACGGTACCGCTGCGGAACACCAAGGCGCAGCGGGCCAGGTCGTACTCCGCCTTGACGCCTTCCACGTCGATCTCAAAGGAGTCGCTGGTCAGTGGCCCTTGGATACCTCGCAGAGCGACGCGGATAGCCTTCTCCACGGCGTCACACGCGCAGTCTCCCAGCTCTCGGAGGAACACAACGCCTGGCAAGGTGATTACACTTTGTTTCACATTGGTGTCGATAAATTGCACTTCAACATCATTTTGTGTCGCTTCGGTGTCAATTTGCTCGGGCAGCGGTACCAAATCCTCAGCGATCGCCGCCTCGGCCAACTTGCGCAGCTCGCGGGCCGTCAGGTCGTTTACAGTGTGCAAGGCCAAGAAGCCCGCGATGTTCGACGCCATGTTCGGTACCGCTTCATAGAGGAACACTCCGGTGTACTCGCGGCCGGCGCTGCGGAAGTCCTCGAAGGTCTGCTCCAGCGCCGTGGCAGCCTCGGCCATCATCGAGATCAGGCCTGTGTAGCCGTTGCCGGTGTCTTCGGCGTACTTGTTGCGGGTCTCGCTGTCCACCATGGTGCCGAACTCCTCGCCCAGGGCGTAGGCGGTTTGTGCGATTTCGTGTGTGTTCAGTTTATTTTCCATAGGTAAGTACCTTGTGAAAGCCCCAGGCACAGCTCCGTTCTGGTGACTTTGTAAATCAGGATAAGGTCTGGGCGGATATGGCAGTCTCGGTAGCCCTTCCAATCTCCGGTCAGCAGGTGGTCCTGGTACTTCTTGTCCAGCGGTTTGCCTGAGAGCAGTACGGTCAGTACCTCTTTGACCTCCGCCTCTAGACCATCTCGGCGTGGACCCTTCAGCTCCCGGCGTAGATCCTTCAGGTAGGCGTTGGTGGCTCTAAGCGTCCGCATGAGCCACCTTGAACATAGCTTCTACGGACTGAAACTGGGCACCGCCACCTGCTTCCAACTCCGCAACGGCTTCCGCAGTTGCCTTGTTGGGCACCTCTACGGCGAAGGGCATACGACGCTCCTCAGCGATACGCACCAGGGTCATGCGGATGGCGTCAGAGATGGTCAAGCCCATCGACTTCAAGGCGTCGGCAGCCTTGTCCTTGGTTTCCTGCTCCATACGAGCACGCACATAAACATCCATAATGGCTCCTTGTGACTACGTTGTGACTACAAACCAGTTTAGCACGCGGGAATCAACCTGCCCAGATTTCAGGTTTGTTGTAGCGGTAGGCGTTCACCAGTTTGATGACCATGAAGTCCTCCACCGTCGCCTGTACATCGAGCACGACGGGGAAGTGGCGACCAGGTACTTCATCGCCTGCAGGGAGCAGGACCACACCATCTTCGTGGGCAAAAAGGTGCCAGCGGACGGGGTTTGCCGCCATGGCACGGAACGCGGCGCGGAACTGGGTGCGCGCCGACTGGCAGATTTGTAGTTCAGTTACCATTGGTCAGCCTTTGTCTGTAGGGTTTACACCGTAATTGGCATGATTCCAGTAACGGTCCGGGGTACCGACGCTGTAGCGGGCCTCCACTACATCGCGCTGGCGGCGTATCTGGGTCAGGGCACGGTCAAGGGCCTGCTTAACCTCCTCCGCTCCCTTGGCCTCTAGCTCCGGCGACACCCAGAAGTGAACATAGACGCCGTCCGGGCCTGCCAACTCCGTATCGTATGGGAGACCTTCACACAGACCCTCGGCGGCGTTCGGGGCGAACTCGGGGTCGGATTTGCGTACTCGCATGGTAATGCTCCTTGTGAAAGCGCCGGCTCTCGGCCGGCGCAGGTTGTGGGCTTATGCCCAGATGTATTCCGTTTTCGGGTCGCCACCCTCTCGGCGGCGAGAAGGGCTCTGGCATCACGCAGGGCTGGTAGGTGATCAGCGCCTTCAGGCTCGTGGCAAAGTCGCAGAAGCAGTAGAAGTCGCCGTAGTACCAGGGCTCGATGTCCAGAAACATCCGGCCATTGCCTATACTGTACGGGCTGACTGCCCAGACCTCTCCGTCGGCAAACACGCGGTAGTAGTGGTACCCCAGTTCCCGCAGCTGCTCGGTACTGAAGGGCATCTTCTCGGCGTGCTCATCTGGGTGTACCAGGTACCCGCCTTTAGCTTCCAGCATGTCCGCGAGTATCTTGATGTCTAGGTCGCTGAGGTTTCCGATCATTGCTCCGCCCTCAGTTTTGCAATGTCCTCGTCGTACGAGGCCAGCATCTGTTTCGCAAAGCGATCCAGCAGCGCCATCTCACCCTCTCGCTTGATATGCTCGACCATGGCGGAGCGGTAGTTTTCGTAATGCACGGTCAGCGTGACCACGTTCGCCATAACCAAAACGTAGGCGTGGATCATGCTCCACACCTGGCCGTTGTGCATGGCCACCGCCGTGTTTACCGCACACGCCAGCGCCATGATCAGTAGGGCAAAAAACCACATCCAGTAGACCCATGCCCGGGGCTTTTGCACCGGCATACGCTTCAGCGCTTCATGTCGCCGCACCAGGTCGGCCTTGGCCTCCTCGATGAGCGCGATCAACTCCTCTTTACGATCCACTTACGGTCTCCGACTTCTTCAGGGCTTCCAGCGCCTCTGCAATGTTCTTGTACTCCTCCTCACGTTCCGCGAGGACTTCCAAAAGCTCGAACTGGTGAACCCTGACGCGCTGGTAGGCAGCCAGGTTCTCGCGGTACGTGTCCTGCCCCTTGGTGATAAACCCTGCGTAGTACAGGGCTATGAAGTAGTACCAGATCATGCGCCAGTCGTCGCCCACGGCCATGCTGTTGAATGCGCATTGGGCCATGATTATGCCCACGGCGCTCATGCTGGCCGTCCAAGCCCAGTGCAGGGCAGCGTTTGGTCGTTTGTTGTAGCGCCGCGTGCTTTCACAGTGCTGACGCAAATCCACGATAGTCCTCTTTCGTGCCGCGAGGTCCAGCTCGATGTCGGCAATCAACTGCGCGTTGCTCATACCTTCTTCGCCTCCGGCTTGCCTTCGTCGGGGTAGGTGATGGTAAAGGGCAGCTTGGCTACCAAGTGCAGGCCGACGGCCACACCGGCGCCCAGGGCGACGCGCTCCGGCGTGTTGGGCTCGTACTCGGAGACAGCGCCGGCGACGGTCTGCAGCTCTACGCGCATGCTGTGGTCCTCGGCTACGGCTTTCAGCTTGTCGATCAGATCCTCGTGCCATTCCACAACGCCCTCCAGTATGGCCAGCGTCTCGTCTTCCACGCGGCCAACTTCGCCCTGCAGGCGCTTTACTGCCGGCAGAACGATGGCCGCAATCTGGGCACGGAGCTGATCTGCGTCAGCGTAGGTTTTGGCGACATCCCGCAGCTGGTTGACCAGCTCGCGGGTGTCGTGGTCTTTCCACGGGGTCATTCGGTTTCCTCTGTTGCAGGTATTACGCCTGTAGCGCCCTCTGCCGTGGTTATACGGACGTGAAGGGCGCCGCAGTGTACGCAGGTGGTCAGCGTATCCCAAACCTCGCCAGAGACGCCTGCGCGGCACTCTAGGGCCTTGCTGCAGCAGGGTGTCTGGTACGTGGTTATCGGGTCGCCAGCGGCGCGCAGTCCGCTTATGTAGCGTTCGTGCTGTTGCTGTAGGGTTTCATCCATTGCGGGGACTCCTTTCGTTACTCAATCGCCAGCGGGTCGTCGCTGACTCCGTGATGTAGGCTCGCCTCAGCGCCGGCCGCCTTACCGGCTCGCCAGGCATTGAGATCGCCCTTGGTGAATTTCTTGCTTACATGTCGGTCAATCGGCTCCAGCTCACCGCCCAAGTTGTATGTGGCTTCCACGTAGCTGTTGATCGCCGCCTCGGCAGCGGCCGTCATGGCGAATACCTCCACCATCGACCGGACGGTACGAACCCACGCCTCGCAAAACAGGTCGGCGCGGCGGATCTGACTGGCCCGCACAAGGCGCTTGCAGTGCTTGGCCTTGAACGCTGCCCGCGCCGCCTTGAGCTGGCGCAGCAGCACGGTGTAAGCGTAGGCAGCGATCTCGGCCGCGGGGTCAACGCCGATGATCACCCACTGATTCTTGCCGGTGATCAGCATGGATCGGCAGTTGTATGCATCGGCCACCGTAGCAGCGAGGTCAGCCTCCCAGCGCGATGGATTCCGCTTCGCTCCGGCTCTCACGCGGGCCTCGGCCACGCCGCTGACTTCGTAATGCTCAAGGCCATACTTGGCCATGAGCTTCTGCGCCTGGCCCATGGCCACGGCCGCCTCATGCTCGTTCGCACTGGCGGCCAGAGCAAGGCACTTGCGTACCTTGCTGATGACGGTTTCGCGGTCCATATCAGCCCTCGTCGGCTACGCGCTGCATCATCTCCGCGGCGTCGAGAATGTTAGCGACCACGTCGGCCAAGGGCTTCCCGTCGAATACCTGCCAAGGCTCGATTTCAAACTCGTCAAAAACAGCCCGCAGGTCCTCGTCGGCGTCGCTCTCGGTCTCCATCAACCGCTGGTAGAGGTCGGCCGCGTTGGCTCCCTCAGCATTGCTGCAGAAGATACGGACGGCGGCAGCCGCCCACTTGCGCTCTACGGGCTTGTTGGCCAGTTGGTTTTGTTCAGTCATGGTAGTGCTCCTTGTGAAAGCGCCGGCACGCAGCCGGCGCGGTTAGGGTTTACTTCGGCCAACCCGGGGTGACCCACGCGCCGGCAGGAAGTAGCTTCGGCGCGGGCGGTGGTGTGACCCAGACCTGCACAGGCAGCTGCAGGTTGACCAGCGCCTCGACATGCGCTCTGCCGCGCTCTGTGGCCAGGTAGCAGGCTTCGCCTTTATGCTCTCCCAACTCGACCAGCTTCAGGCTGATAAGCTTCGGGACGACATTCTCCCAAAGGAATTGCTTAGAGACATCGCTGCGGTCGTGGTCCGGCGTCCAGTTCGGACGGGAGTAGGTATTCAGGAGAACTTGAATCTCCAGCGGGCTGAGAACGTGGTCGATCATTTCAGCAGCTCCTCGGGGACGTCCACCTCGCGCCCTAGCTTCTTGGCCACATAGGCACGCATGGCCGCGATCAGCGGGGTCTCGCCTTTGAAACGCTGCTGCCTTTTATGTACTGCCCACGACTCAACACCGTAACGCTCGCCACCCTTTGCGGTGAGCTCAGCCCAGCTTGCGCGCTCGCCGTCACCTAGGTCTGCGGACATCATCGCGTACCACACACCCTTGCTGTCCTTGCGAGTGGCGATTCCCTCCCGCTCGATGATGTCGTAAGCGTCGCCGCCCTGGGTGGAAGGCGAGTAGCCACACAGCCGGCCAGCCGCTCGGATGCCCGGACCAATAACGCCGTGGCCCCGGTCGTCGGAAACCCAGTAGGCAATGCTGTCGTAGCTGATGGTGCGGGCGTCGGCCGTGGCCACCGCCCAGTCCAGCGGGCGGCCGATCAGTTCTGCGGTCTTGATTATCATGCTGGTTCCTTGGGTGCATACCACTCGCGGAGTTGCGCTGAACACGCCCCGGCCTCCAAGTCCAGGGCAGCGGCAGCTGCCTCCGCGTCCAGTTCGTCCATAACCCGCAGGTCCTCCGCGGTGTAGTCCTTGTTCAATTCGCGCTTGAGTTCGTGCAACTCGGCACGATCCTGGGCCAGCTCACGCACGAGTCTGGCCAGCTCTTTCAGTTCAAGCATGTTCGTCTCCTACTGTGCGCAGCGGCAGTAATCGCTACCGCAGAGGTAACTCATGTCACCGTCTGGGTGACCCATCTTCTTGCCGGCGTAAGGGTGTGGTGCCGGTGGTTCTTCCGGCCCCCGCGGCGGGTTTTCCAGATCAATGAGGATGTCTCGGAAAACCAGCGAGTCCTCGCCGTCGTCCCAATCCAGTTCGCAGGCGCAGCGGTAAACGTACTCCGCGTCTGTTTCCTCCGCCTCGTTGTATGGGTAGTACTGCTGGTACACCTCGAAGGCGTTTTCGCGGCCAGCCGCATAGAAGGCCAGCACTGCCACAGCGTAGCGGTGGCGGCGTTGGTAATCCTCCGCGTGGCGCTGCACCATAGGTCGAATGCTCGTATCGGATAGGGAATTGAATAGGCATGGTCGTCTCCTCAGTACACCGGCACTAGCGCGCCGGAAGCGATGCTGGACTCGAATTCAGTCGCAGATCCCAGACCAATCTCCGCGAAATAATTGTTCAGGTTCAGCCCTTCGGCGTTGTCCAGGTCTATCACCGTGATGTCGGTACCGTCGATGGTGGACCAGCCGGCCTGTACGACGCCGCCCTCGATCTTCACTACGACACGGGGAGCAGCCCGGGCCGGCAGATCGTGGCGGGCCTCCGCTGCGGCAGGTATCGGGTTACCTGTCAGGCAGGCATAGGCATGCGCCGCATCGTGGTAGGTCGGAAAGTCTGCGATGTGCATGCTCAGACCTTTCGACGCGCGGCCGTACAGACCCCAGATGTTGGGGCTACGGTTGCCCATCTGCATCAGCGAGTCAAAGCTCTCGGTGTCGTCGCCCATGTACAGCACCGGGCGGATGCTGTACGAGGTGTACTTGTCGGGGTTGATCATGGGGACGTTGTTTTCGGTGCTCATGGTGCTTCCTTTCAGTTCGGTTTGTAGTCCGCGTATTTCTCAGCGATACGCAGAATGAAGCTGGCGGTAAGGCGCTGGCAGTTGTCGAGGCGGTTGATGTCCTCCGTCGCCAGGTAGAACGCCTCCTGCAGCTTGGCCAACGCCGCCTCCTCAGCCCTGACTATGTCATGCACCTCTTCGTTGGACTTCGTGGTCAGCCACAGGGGCTCAAGGCGGGCCAGCTCAGCGGTGTACGCCTCGCAGGCTTCTTTCAGTTGGGGCAGTTTTTCGGCAATCATTTTGGTTTCCTTTCGGCTCTGTCGTATCAAGGGTGGTAGCCGTTCTCCAGCTGCCACTTGTGCATAATGGTGGTCCCGCCACCGTCCAGCCGACGCACTACCCAGCAACCCAAGTAGACCTTGTAAGCGATAACCTCTTCGGGAGTTCGGCCGTAGCGATTGCCTGCAATGACCTCCTCGGCGGTCGGGTGGCGGATCAGCTCGACCTGGTACTTTCCCGTCAGACCTGCACCAAAGAATCGGGCGTCCACCTCCATGATGTTGCCCATGCAGACCAGCGGCGTAGGCATGGTCTGCCTCATCGGGTTCCACTCAAGTATCCAGGCCTCCAGCTCCTTCACCGCCGCCGTAGACCAGCCTGACAGGCACAGGTACAGCTCAGCAGCTCGGTCTGGACCGCGGACGCTTTCGTATGCCTTGCAGGCGTTGTGGGCATTCTCGTAGTAGTCCCAGTCGCCGTCGTGCTCGACTTTATATTCCATGGTCCGCCCCTTTCTGGAGAACGAGGTTGAATCCCCAGAAGGTCCACGGCGTACCGTCGGTGTACACCGTGATCTGCCGCCCTACATCGGATTTGAGTAGGGTTCGGCCAGGTTGTCCGTGCCCGCCATAATTGCTGCGGTGGGTTCCTGCGTCGGACGCCTCGATTTCAAATACCTGCTGGTAGAACGTGCAGGGTCGGCCCCATGCGTTATCCGCGGTGGTCCGTTTCTTCTCGGTGACCGGCTTCATGGCGCTTCCTTCGCGTCACATTGGGCGATAAACGCCTCGATTGGGTCAGTTTGCGTCGGCAGTTTGTGGCTGTAATGGCCTGCGTGAATGTACACAGCCAGCGCCTTCAGATCGCCGGCAGGCAGGCTGCGTATCTGCATATACGCTCGACAAACTTCGCGCTCATGGCGGGCGTCCAGCTCCTCGATGGCCTTGGAGAGGTTCGCAGCCTCCTCGGAGGGGAAGAAGTCCGAGGCCGTCGTGACCTCCGCCAGCCGGCTACGGTATTCAACAACAGGATTCAGCACCTTGCCCGGGTAGCCCTTCACACGCCGAGCCTGCTTGCACGCCACTGCCAGATTGGTGATGGTCGTAACGCCGTTTTCTGTCGTGTAGGTGGGCTCCAGAATCCAAACGATGCCTGCGTCCGCTGCGGCCTCCCGTGCTTCGTCGGTGTTGATCTCGCTGAGCTGGTTTACCAGCTTGTCTCGCTCTATCAGCGCCAGGCTTGCAGCGTTCAGGGCGTCAGTGATGAGGTTGGCTATCTCTTTGCGCATGGTGCGTCCTTTCAATCGAAGGCCGGCGCACGCGGCGCCGGCCGGTTGGTTACAGGTTGTCGTTCTTCAGCTGGTCGGTGTACGCCTTGGCGAAGTCCTGGACCTCCTGCTGACTGGTCGTGCCGGTCAGGTCGATGGTGGTCTCGGCTTCAGGTGCGATGCGGTAGGCGATGATGTCGTCTGGCGCTCCGGTACGCGGCCAGAACAGGTCGCCAGCTCGGGAGCGCATAGGCCGCTCACTCGGTTTGAACGCCGAGTGCAAGTAGTACACGACCGTGTCCGGTGGTACCGGGCATGGCTCACCATTCACGCGGATGAAGTCCTTGGGAATGGCGCGGGCTACCCGCCATACGCTACGGTCGAGCGGTTCACGCTCCGGCGTGGCTGGCGTGAGTGGGTACAGCACGCCGTCCACCAACCTGCCCCAGCCTTGATCGTTGGGGTCTGCGCGAATGTCCGCCGTAGCGTGCTCTGGCCACGGCGCCTTGCTATCACGGAAACGGCGCAACGCCTCCAGCTCTTGGCGCTCGTCCGAGGTCAGCGCGGGCGTCTCCGCTGCTACGCGGCAGAGCTGTAGAGTGTTCAGCAGCTCGTCCAGGTCGTCTTGGTCGGCACCCTTTAGCAGCTCCACGATGTCGTCCTGTCGGTCATCACTAGCAGCCATTGCGTTCATGATCTTGGCGAACTCCAGCGCTGCAGCCTCACTAGGAAAAACGTTTGCACCGAGCGCCAGGGTGAACCAGCGATTTGGGTCATCCTGCCTGAACACTTGCAAAACGTAGTGGCCTGGCAAGGGCTCTCTCAGCGTCAGTACCTTCAGGCTTACCGGCTTCAGATCCGACAAGTCCACGCGGCCACCAACCAGCGTCCACACCTCGGACTTGCCGGTAGCGGCCTTCAGGGTGTTGGCTATCTGGGCGTCCAGTGACGCCTTGGTATGCGTGGAGACGGCTTGGCTGTAGGTCTCCTGCTGGGAAACCAGCAGGGAAATCAGGTTGTTTACGAACAGGCTCATTCGTTTCCTTTCTAGCGATTAATAGCCCACGCCCTTAACGACTGTAACGGTCGTGGGCAGCTCGCTGCCCAGTACGATTCTTATGGCTACTTGGGCAGGCAAGCCCTCCAAGCCAGCGCGCACCAGGTCAACCATGTGATGCAAATCCTCAACCCGTATCGTGGAGCCACACGTAAACGTCACGATCATGTCGGTTTGGTTCCGCTCCGCCACGAAGCTGTCGGTAAGGCGCTGGATTATCTCGGCGTTCATAGACCGGCCAGAGGCCGCTGCGGCTTGTTGCACGTCACCATGCAACGCCCGCGGCAGCCTCAGCGCGGTTTTGATGTAGTCGTCTTGGGCGTTAAGCTGTGTCATCGTTCCCTTTCAGGTTGGCCAACGTCTCACCCAGCGCTACAGCCTGGGCGTGGCCGGTCTCGGATTGCGGGTCAATGGCCGTTTTGAAGCTGGCCTCGACGGCGCGGCGCTCAGCTTCAAGGTCTTCGATGCCGTAGTGCGTGGAGTACTCCTCCTCGCTGCTGGCGGCCAGCTCCCAGCTGTCTGGGTCATTCGGCTTCGCACCGTCTTTCAGTTTGTACTGCAGGGTGTAGTGCTCCCACACATCACCGTTGCAGTAGGCTGTGTACATGTCGCACGCCTGCTGCGCCAGCTCCTCGGCGGCGTCGCGAATGCCTTGATTGAGCTGGCCGAACGGTATCAGGCTGCTGCGGTACTGAGATGCAGCGAGCCAGTTGTCGAACTCCCGGCCGCCCACGCGGAGTATGTAGGGCTTGCACAGCGCAGGATCTAGCGACACGGCGGCGTTCTGCACCGTCTCGATCGGCGGCAGGTCAGACGCCTGCTCGATCGCGTTAAACGCCTCACCCCAAGTCTGGAAAATGCCCAGGCTCACGGCCTCAGCGCAATGCCCCAGCTTGGCGTTGTACTTGGCGCCGGTTTTCAGCGTGATGCTGTCGTCAATGCTGCCGTAGGCATACACAGCGGCGCGGCGATACAGCTCAGGGAATGTTGCGTCGTCCGGTACCCACAGCGCTGCGTTACGCGAGGTATCCCAGTAGCAACTCGGGCCGGTACCGGCGACGTCCAGACGCATCAGACCATGCTCAAAGCAGTCCAGCGGCACCACCCACGGCTCCGGCGCTTCAGTCGCCTGCTCGACGGCCAGCTCGTACTGCCAGTTGATGGCGTCGTCAACGGCATCCAGCGCGTCTGAGCGCTCTTTGTACTCCTCGGGCGTCAGGCTCCAGGCAATCGACATCAGGTGCTTGGCGCCGTAGTCCGCCGCCCGCTCATCGGCCAGCAGTTCACGCAGTTTCTCCGCCGTGTCCTGATCGTCGTATCGGGCGTCGATCAGCGGCTCAAACAGCGCCAGCGGCACCGCCATGACCTTGTCGCGCCAGATTTGCTGCAGCTTGTCGTCGTCAATGATCGGGTCGCCGTAGGTGTTGCGCTTGGCGTGCTCCAGATAGCTGTCAAAGCCCTTGATGCTGTACTTGGCGCGGGGGTGCCAGTGAATCTCGCCATTGCAATCCCAGTCCTTCAGCGGGTGCTGCGGGGAGGTATCCTGCTCGGCCACCGACAGCACTATATGGCGCTCGCTGACGACGATCTCCTCGAATTGCTCCGAAGGTGTGTCCTCGAAACGCTCAGGCAGCGGCAGTACAGCCTCGGCGGCAGTGCCTGCGCCTACGATGTAGAAGGATTCGGTGGTTCTGGTTTTCTTGCCCATGGTAATGCTCCTATGGAAAGCGCCGGCAGAAAGCCGGCGCGGTGTTTACTGCTCAGGTATGAACGGCCAGACCGTGCAGCGCCGCTCCTTGTTCGTGTAGTCAATGTACTGGGCGACCAAGGCCACCTGTACTGGGTCCGCCTTGACGGTCAGAACCGGCATCGTAAGTGCGAACGTACGCACAAACACGCCAATGGCCACCTCGGCATGCGGTGAGGCCAACCAGGCGCGTGCCTCCTCGATGTCGTCTGACGCCGGTACCAGCACCTCAAGTATGGTGTGGTAGGTCGGCGTGAGGCCAGACAGGTGATTGCTCAACGCGCGGAACATGGTATGCACCAGCTCCGGCATCGTCTCCCGCGCCGCCCGCTCCTTCGTGACCACAAACTCGCGCCCGTCCCAAGCGAGGGTGATGTCCAGGGCATGCGACCGCTTCAGGTAGTAAATGATGCGTCCGTCGATACGCGCATCCTTATGCACGGAGACGTCACCATCCGGCATGCAATCCACCATGATGAGCAGGCGGCGCAGGTAGGTAGGCATTCGAGGCATTTCAGCCAAGCCGGCCTCAAGCGTCTTGCCCGAACCCATGGGGTAGCGCAGCAGGTCTGCGTCATACTGCTGCAGCATGGACTCTACCGTACCGGCCTGACGACCGAACAGCAGGTTCAGCACGCTGCGAGGCACCGTCTTAGCCATAGATCGCCTCCACATCGACCACAGCACGCTGGCTGTAGCGCTCCAGCCAGTGCTTGGCTGACTGCCATACCCAGTCGGTGACGATGTCGGAGTTTTCGTCCGACAGGGCCAGATACTCAGCCGGCGTCAGGCGGTACACGCCATTGCCAAACGGCACCACCGCGCCCGTTTCGGTACGCTTGGCGCGCACCGCCACCAGCATGGACGGATGCTCACGCAACGCCGCCTGGACGCTGCGGTAGAAAAGGAATGCCTGCGGGTGATGCGCAGGCACGTCGAAAAAACGATCTCGGCAGGCCAGTGCCACCTGCGTACCGAATATTCTCGCCATAAGGTTTTTGATCACGGTTTAACTCCAGTGGGGACGAAGAAAGGCGCCGAGTTTTGGCTCGGCGCCTTTATTTGTCCGTCTGGTATCTAGTCGGATTCCTGCATCGGGTCGGTTTCCAGCTGCGTTTTATATGCCCGCAGCTGGATAAAACCGAACCAGAAAAAGCCCGCGACGATAAAACACATCAGCGGGGTCAAATACTCCCGCGAAATAACCTCAACGCGCGCGGCCTCGCCCAGGGCAAACAGCAGGAATAGCGCAGTGAAGCCTATTCCGAAGAAATTTACCGCGTGGCACAGCGCGTGTTCCTCATTAGGGGTGAGGTTCCCAGGTTTCTTGTTCAACTGCAGGGCTCCGAATGAATTGCACGGACTTGTCGGCGTCGTTGCCGTAGTCCGCGCTCAATACGATGACCGGCGCGCTGGTCTGCGTCGGGTCGTTAGCGAATTCATTCAGTATAGCTTGGTACTCTGGGTCTTGCATGACAGCGTCCCATAACCCGCCTTCGGGTTCGTAACGGATGTCGATCTTCAATGCGTGGTTCTCGCGCTGGAGCTGCTTGGCGATGTTCACGCGGTTGGATTCGGCCTCACGGGGAGCCTTGCGGAGGTTGAGGAGGGCGCGCAGTACCGCGCTGGCCACGTCCTCGGGGGTGGCCGCGTTCTCGTTCGGGAGATAGTAAGGAACGCGGGTGCCGTCAGGGAGGATGACGCACGGCGCGTCGGTGTCGCTGTCGGCCTGCTCGTACTGAGCCTTGAGCTGATCTAGCAACTCCGGCGTGTCCAGGGCGGCTATCAGGTAGACGATCTGCCGGGCTTTCTTACCATTCGGGTACTTCTCAAGGTACTCCCAGAACCGGTGGTTTCGGGAGAGTTCGACCTCGCCAATGCGACGGCCATCGCGCACGTCAGTGACGGCGTATAGGACGTTTTGAGCCTTGAGGCCAGCGGCGCCGGCGTGGGACGAGGGCAGCTTGCGGATACTTACCTTGAGTTTGTCAGCGTCACTGAGAAAAGAGGTCATTTTGCTCGGTTCCTATAAAAGAATTCGGGTTTCGGGGCCTCGGCGGGGAGGCAGCGGCTAGGGGTACCCCCCAAAAACAGCCCTATAGAGAAGAAAACATATCAATTTTGTTATTTTTATAAAGTGCTCTACTGTACCCCAAAAGCAGGTGTTTTGACTTTTATGTGTTTGTATAGACTTAGTTGACTTTCTAAGAGTTGTACACACGCTGCGTCAATTCGCTGCGAATCATTACGGTTTGAGATCAGTTTGTGATCATTTCAAATTATCTCGTTTCGGGGTCGCTGATTAAAAAATAGGCATTTTGTGCAAGTACATCAGAACGGACTGATTAATGTAACGATGTGTGTATTTGCTGTGTATGTGGTGTGTATTTATCGCTTCCATAACGTAACGCCGTGTGTATGGTTTAAGATAAGCGAACATTTTGATATTCCACATAAAACTGCCTATTTTTTAATCTTTTATGTGTTTTTATGTCGGGCTCGTGTGTATCGTTCTTAGGCGATTTGCTCAGAATCTCAATAATTGTGCGGATTTTTCGCTAACACATAAAAACATAAAAACACATAAAAACTGGGTGCGCGGATTTATTGAAAACTGTCATATTTTCAAGTTATCTCAAAGGCATGAGAAATATGTGTACGCGTTGTGTATGTGTTTGTGATTCTGAGCTTAATACATCAAAAAGTATTTGATGTTAGCACATAAAAGCCCGTTTTGTGCATCAACATAAAAACCAAGCAGCCGCTCGGTCTAGCGAGGGTGGTCGAGAACCTTTAAGGACTCGGTTACGAATCGGTTTCGGATTTGGGTTCGATTTTCGTTTTCGATCAGGTTTTGATCTGATTTCGTCCCTGTTGAGCCCGATTTGGACGTTTTTGTCCCTGTGGAGCGGGGCAGCTGCCTGGGCGTGGCGGCTGCTGTGCTGGCCTAGAATTAAATCTAAGTGTCACCCTCCAGTTTCTTCGCGCGTTTTTAAGACGTACGGAAACTTTTCTTATTCAAATACATAAAAACCATTAGCAATAAATTACACGCACCAGAATACAAAAGTCATAAGAACTTTTTGATCTAGCTTTTTCTAGTTTCGCGCTGTTCCAACGCGAAAGCCCCAACGGTTTTTATGTGTTTGCATAAGAAACGCGCCGTTTTTGTTGTAAACGGCGCGTTTTTGCACAAACCTGTAAACGATTCATTACAAAACCCATATAACCAAGCGATCACCAACCCCGTTTCGGGGTCTTTGCACGGTCGGCAAGCCGCTGCATCGCTGCAGCATCAGCGCGGCGCTTGGCCGCTGCAGTCCTCTTGTCCACCCAGCCGGCAACCAACCACATAGTGGCCACTATCACACCCAAGATCACCAGCTGAACCAGCACGGCCTGTGCCGGAGTTAGGCTTGTTGCCCAGGCGCGCAAGGGCGCCAGAAATTCAAAACCCTTCATTTCAAGCTCCTAAAGAAAAGAGGCCAACGATTGTCGGCCTCTTGGTACTGGCAATGCCAGACGGGTTGCGCGCTATTTGCGCATAGTTCTAGGGATTACATAAAGTCGGGCACGGCGCTGCCTACGTAAACCTGAATAGCGGCAGCAGCAAACAACAGCTGTTCTTTAAATACCGCGTCAGCGCCCGCCACGCAGTTGGCGATACGCTCCAGGGCGCTGTCAGGGTCGGCAGTAGAAACACCCAAATCCCGGTCAGCCCAGACAAACGCGATTACAGGCACGATACGAGCCTGAGACGCTGCCCGTAACTCGGCCAACGTGGAAAATGTCGGGGTTTCAGTTTCTACAGACGCCGAGGTTCGGCCGGTTACTGTGATTCTCATTGTGTGCCTTTGGCAGTAGTTATGTGGAGCACACATAATAGGCTGCTTTTATTGCGAAGAAAACCCATTGACATTTTTTGATTCAAGCCGAATATCGGCTTGAATTAAGAAATTTCCTGAGTCAAGATTTATTGAAGCGAAAAGACAACAAAAAACCCCCGACGCTGGGGGCGTCGGGGGTTGGTTTGATTATTTAGACTAGGCGACCAGTTCGCCCTGTGCTGGCTTGGCGCTTCTATTGGCGCGGCTCAGCTTACTTGCGGCCTTTTTATCAGTGGCTTCGCGGCTTTCCACTAGTGCATGCGCTTGGCGGGCTACGTCTGCCTGAGCTGTCAGCTGTGCTTCGGCTTCGGCAAGTTTTCCTTGCAGCTCAGCCACAGCACGCCGGAGGCTTTCCGCTTCGGCTTTGGCCTTGTCAGCATCAGCCTGTGCGGCGCTGGCAGCTTCAATAGCGGCCATGCGGCGTGCTTCTTTGTCGGCTTCGGCTTGATTGCCTACCTTATTTATATAAGTTAGTACGCTCTCGTCGTCGTCGTTTAGCGATGCGTCGGCATAGGCTTTTAAAACGGTCACAAGCGATATATCACGCACGGATTTTTGTTTTTCCAGCCATGCCGCCACATCTGCCAGCTTGTCGGCAAGCATTTGATTATAAGCCTTTTTAGTTGTCGCCTTTGCCGCCTCTTTTTTCGGCTTGTCTGCAAGGTCAAAGACAATACTATCAAGCTTGATAATTGCCTTTTCTCTCGCCAAAGCATCAGACGCAACACCCTTTTTCCACGATATTTGCCCCACAAATTTTACATTGCGGTAAAGAATATCAGCGGATTGTTCAATCAGTGTATGCCAGTATTTCGGAGCGCCTTCTTTCAGCATTTCCGAAGCCGAGCGCAAACCTTCTATATTGTCCTGCTCTAGTGCGGCTTTCACTGCGGCTTTCCATGCTTTGCACAACTCGGCTTTGCCAGTGGCAATAGATACCAATGCTGCGGAAATGGCGGAAATGTAAGTTTCAAAGTTTTTCATGATGTTTTCCTATTGAATGGTGCAACATGCACCCGAAAGCGGCCGCTTTGGCAGCCGCTTAAAGGCAAACGCTATATATCCGAAAGGCGCAAACAAGCTGATTAACTTTTAGGCTTTAGATCAATGCACCACTAGGCACAAATGCTAGTAGCAGTGCTTTTATATTCTGTAGGCGTGATTGTCCCTATCTGGCCACATCAACATAGAAGGCAAGCCCCGCGCCATACGCGCAAAACTTAGATGCCCCTACACTAACGTGCGCCAATGATAATGATTACCATTATCAATAGTCGCATTCCGCCGATTGTCAAAGAACGAAGCCACCCAAGGGCGCGGCGCTTTGGCCGCCTACCGCGCCAGCCTTGCGGCTGGCCGGTCGGCCTGTCAGCCGGTACTGCTAGCCAACAATCAGCACTCTAAACAGTGTCCGCCATCCTGTCAACATGTTTTATAAAAAAACATCAAAACAAGCCAAAGCGCCAATAATTGACGTTATCGGCCTACGCCCGACGTATACCGATTAGCCACCAGCGAGGAGCGCCAGCCCTGCTTAGGGTGCTCACGCTTTGAGAATTTTTTGCAAAACTTTTACCGCTCGACGTAAAATCCCGAACGCTTATACGAACGCCGACGGCATTGCTGTGGCTAATAATGGATTCTCACATCATGCCCAAAAGGAACTTCGAGGACCTGGACGACGACGACGCTTTTGCCGAGCCCGCCAGCGTCTACGAGACCCCACCGGACAACCTGGGCATCCTCGTCAGCGAGATCAAGCAGCTCCCGCCAGAGTCGGTAGTCTTTCTATATGACTTCCTGCTCAGCCTAATGCCGCCTGTGGACGTTCAGCAGATCGACGTCAACACGCTGATTGCCAACCAGCTCCGCAGCGCGCAGGCACTGCAGTCTGTGACCCTGGCCAGCCAGTTCATACCGGCCAACCAGAAGGCCCAGACCCTGAACGCGACCACGAGCGTGATCGAAAAGCTCGTGAAGCTGCAGGTTGAGGCCTACAACATCGAGACGATGAAGGCGCTGGAGCGGGCGATCGTAACCACGTTCCGCTCGTACCCGAATGGCGAGGAAATGTACGAAGAGTTTAAGCAACACTACGAGCGGGCCAAGCCAAACCCGACGTAAGCACACAAACGACCACGAAACTGAACACGAGCCTAACGATGACCTTGACCGCTGAACAACAAGCCGCGACACCGCGCATCACCACCCAGACCGCTGTTAATTCCCTGGTCCCTGGACCGTTCCTCTATACGATCAACTTGCCCAACGGCAAGCCCGTAAGCATCCGCTTCCAGGACGGTCCAGTAGATCCGAAGAAAGGTGAAAACGGCATCTTTCTGGAGGACTTGATCGACGTGATGGTCATGCGCCTGACGGCATTTCAAGGTCACAAGGCCACGGCATGTCTGCAGAACGAGATGGCTCTGCAGTTCCTGAACGCTGCCAAACACGAACTGACCTCCCGCACCGCCGCCCGCAAAGATGCCGGCGTGCTGGGTACTTTGGGTCAACACGAGTAAGTCTGTTGCTGCGCCCTTAGCCGGGCCTTTCCCTCTTTTCTGAGGTGTCCCCTGTCTTCGGACAGGGTATTTTTTACCCATAATATATGCCGTGCGGGAAGTCCTTCAAAAGCCTGCACGCAAACTGGATAAAAGCCCATGGCGAAGCGCCGGATTGACCCGAATAACCTGTTTGACCGCATGGAATCGGGCATCTCCAACAAGTTTTCGCATGAGCGGCTGCCTACTTGGATCGAGGAAAACACCTACCTGGCCGGTAGAAATTTCAGTTTCGAGGGGCACGAGTACCAGAAATTCATCCTCAGCCGGAAGAAGCCGCACAAGGCCGTGAAGAAGTGCTCCCAACTGGGCATTTCGGAGTTGAAGGCGCGTGTCGTGCTGGCGATGGCCTACTTGATACCAGGCTTCAACCAGATTCTGACGCTGCCGACGACGGGCTTTGCCAATATCTTCAGTAAGACGCGGGTCGCCCCGATCATCCAGTCTTCGGAGCTGCTGTCCGACGCGCTCGACAACATCAACGACTCGGCGGAGTTGAAGCAGATCGGTGACTCGCTGATCTACATCCGAGGCACATTCTCGGCCAACGCCGCTATTTCGGTACCGGCCGACGCGCTGTACCACGACGAGGTGGACTTCTCCGACCAGGAGACGCTGACCTCCTTCCAATCCCGCCTGACGCACTCGAAGTACAAGTGGCGCTGGAACACCTCTACCCCAACGGTGGCCGGCTTCGGCATCGACAAGGATTTCCGCGACACCAACCGGTTTATCCAGGTAGTGCGCTGCTGCCACTGTGCCCATGTTTTCGTGCCCGACTACCGTACCCAGGTGGTGGTGCCCGACTACAGCGGCGACGTTTTCGAGCTGGACAAGTCCCGCCTCTATCGCCTGCCGCGCTGGCGAGATTCCTACCTTGGCTGCCCAAAGTGCCGGAAAAAGGTAGACCTCAGCCCCGCGTACCGCGAGTGGGTTTGCGAAAACCCAGACATTGAGTACGGCGGCGACGGCATCCAGCTCACCCCGTTCGACGGCCCGACGTTCATCTCGGTACCGAACCTGTTGGAGGCGCGTACCAGGTACAAGCGCCTCACCGACTTCATCAACTTCAACCTTGGACTGTGCCACGCCGACGCCGACAGCGGCCTATCGCTGGTGGACTTCGAGGCCATGTGCGCGCTGGACCCGTTCAGGGGTTTCGGCTTCGTCTGCGGCATCGACATGGGCCTCATTTGCCACATCGTCGTGATGCAGGTAGGCGTAGAGGGCAAGACCATCGTCCAGCTGCTGACCTGCGAGGTGAAGAAGCTGGAAGAGACGCTGCTGAAGCTGAACAGGCGGTACAACTTCATCTCCATGGTGGCCGATGCGTTCCCTTACACCGAGACCGTGATGCGCCTGCAGGCGGTGTTCCCGATGCTCTATGGCGCGGTGTACGTGGTGAAGGCCTCGATGCTCCCCTACGCCCTCCGTGATACCGAGCAGTCGGACAGCAAAGGCGTGCTGGAGCAGCGGCAGATCGACATCAACCGCAACGTCTCGCTGGACGTGCTGATGTACGAAATTCGGGATCAGCGTATTGCGCTGGTGAAGTCCGAATCCTCGGAGTACCTGGAGGACTTCTCCAATCACCTGGTAGACATGAAGCGGGTGAAGCGGGAGATCGAGGACAAGCAGGAGCTGGTTGTGTGGCACAAGTCCGAGCAGGGTGAGGATCACTTCCACCATGCGCTGCACTACGCCAACGTGGCCACAGGCTTTATCACCGTAGCCCGCCAGACGCTGACGGTGGCCAGCGCCTTCGGTATGGGTATTCGCAAATTCAAGGGAGTGTCCGAACGTGTCTGAGATTCTGCAGCTGGCTTACTTGGTGGGGTTTGGCGTGGCGCTGTTGGCCGTAAGGAAGGTGCTGTGATGCCGGAGAACAGCATTACGCAGTACAAAGCCGGTCGCGTGCTCCGGGTCATGTTGGAGCACGGTCTGTTCGGGCGCCAGCGGGTGATGATCACCAGGGCGCTGATGTGCTCCCGCTGCGAGCGCGGTACCGGCTGGACTGAGTGGTACCCAGCGGGTGAGACGGCGGCTACCGAGGTGAACATGTTCAGCGCGACCGAGGTGGTGGAAACGCAGATGGCGCTTATCCGTATGGCCCAGGTAATTCAGCGCCGTCGGCGGAGCCGCCTGCACTCTCCGATGGTGCCGTTCGACATTGCCAACATCAAGCTGGTGCGCACCTGGTACGGCCGAGGCCAGCTGCAGATACTGCCAGCTCAACGTCGGTCTATGAAGCTGGGCAAGTGGCGAGCAGTGAACATGCGGGATACCCGGGAGGTGGCCGAGGTCAGCCATCTTCTGGCGCTGGGTGCGCGCTGATGGTTGCGACGCCCTTCTTCTACCGCAACACCTGGCGGGTGGCAGACCTCCGCATCCGTCGGGGTTGGTTCGGCAGGACCATTCTGGAGGCGTCCTACTACCAGGAGAGGTACAGCTACGCGTGGGAGAAGCCTACGCCGGCCGGCGCGACGGACTGGCACAGGGTTGATATGAATAACCCTGATGAGGTCGTGGCGGTAACGAAGTACCTCCAGAAACTCAATAAGCATATTTGACCTAGCACTGTCTTGCATTTAGGATATAACCGACGAATATAACGCTCGGTCTCCTTATGAAATACGCATTAAACGGCATTGTCAGTTTCTTCCGCCAAGGGCGGTCAACTGCCGTACAACCCGAGACCGAGTCCGCGCAACCTGAGATGGCGGTCGCCTCGGGCACTTCCACGGGCAGCGGCAAGGTAGTCACCACCGAGACCCCGCCGAAGCCGCCGAGGCCGGGCGGCGTGACGGTACCGCAGGTATTCACCTCGGCCAAGCCTGACCCTACGCAGACCATCAGCGAGAAGGACCGGGCGACGGCCAAGACCAACCTCGCCAGCCTGGTAGACAACCGCTCCACCAAGAACACCGTAGAGAACCTGGCACGCGTCACACCGGAGCTGTCCTCAGCGGTCGATTCGTACCTGCGCGTGGGCCTGACGCCCTATCACATCCGCGCCAACAACGTGGATGGGTCGATCAACCCCGAGGCCACCAAGCTGGCCATGCAGATCGCCAAGAACTTTGACACCGTGGGCGACTACGCCGACGGCTTCAATAACGTGGATTCCATCCTCACCCTGGGCGAGAAGCTGGCGCGCGAGCTGCGCTATCGCGGCTCCTGCTCCATCGAGCTGGTGCTGAGCAAGGCGCGGACGCCAAAGAAAATCGTGGCCGTAGGTACCAAGGGTATCAAGTGGCGTCCAGCCAAGGACGCCCGCGGTCTGGTCCCGTTTCAGGACATGAACGGTGAGGAGGTAGACCTCAACATACCGAACTACTTCTACACGTCGCTGGACCAGTCCCTGTACAGCGCCTACAGCGAATCGCCGCTGGAGCCGGCCATCCAGCCGGTACTGTTCGCGCTGGATTTCATCAACGACGTGCGCCGGGTCATCCGCCGTGCCATCCACCCGCGCCTGGTGATCTCGCTGGATACCGAGGAGGTGAAAAACCTGATGCCGCTGGACGTCCGCAACGACTCCAAGCAGATGACGGACTTCATCGACACGCTGTTGAGCGCGGTGAAAGAACAGATCGACGGCCTGGCACCGGAAGATGCCATGGTGCAGCTGGATCTGATCGAGGCTTCGATCCTTGACCGAGGCAACACGTCGCTGGACAGCGAGTACAAGGCGATTACCAGCATCCTGGACGCGAAGATGGCTTCAGGCGCAAAGACGCTTCCGGCCGTAATCGGCAAGGGGGACAACCAGTCCACTGCGTCTGTTCAGGCGATGTTGTTCATCAAGGCAGTGGCCACCGCACAGCAAGCCAAGCTGGCTGAGCTGTTCTCCCGGGCGTTCACGCTAGCGCTGCGCCTGCTGGGTCAGGACGTTTACGCGACCTTCGTATACGAGGACATCAACCTGCGGCCGGCGTTGGAGCTGGAGGGTTTCCTCGCCCAGCGCCAGTCGCGCGTTCTCGACCTCCTGAGCCTGGGCATGATCTCCGACGAGGACGCTGCCCTGACGCTGACCAACCGCCTGCCGGGTCCGACATTCAAGCCGTTGTCGGGTACCGGTTTCCGTGCCGCCGCGGGCAGCAACGTGGACCCGACCCAGAACAACTACTCGGGGACGAGCGTCGGCGGCGACGGTGGCGGTGGGTCACTAAACGAAAATCTCAAGCCGGACACCTCCGCGGCCAAGCGCGGAGATCAGGGCAAGAAAGGTACCAAATGAGCAAGAAGATGATCGACACGTCGCTACTGACCCAGTCGCAGGGCTGGGCTGGCACCGATTCGGCGTTCTTCGACCTAGAGCGTCAGCTGCGCACGATCACCGAAGATGCTGCCATGCAGACGATGTTGATGGGTCGGACGATGTCAGCCAGTACGGACGGTGCTGAGGACCCGTACGAGGACAACAGCGCGACCTACCACCTGACCGAGGACGGCGTGGCTGTGATCGGTATCTACGGCCCGATGGTGAACTCGGACTCGTGGATTCTGAAGTATCGCGGCATGGTGGGTTACCCGCATATCGCTGAACGCCTGGTGCAGGCTTACACGGACGGGGCCAAGGCTGCCGTGCTGCATTTGCGCACCCCGGGGGGCACGGTGGCAGGCCTCGACGTGGCTGCGGACTACATCAACCAGCTTAGCCGTGTGATGCCGGTAACAGCGCATGCGGACGTCGCCCACAGCGGCGGCTACTGGTTGGCCAACCTTACCCAGAACATCACCATGAGCCCGACAGGCTCCGTGGGCTCGGTAGGCGTAATCGCCGTACATCTGAACTACAGCGAGGCGTACAAGCGCCAGGGCATCGAACCTACTGTGCTGCGCGCCGGCACCGAGAAGGCGCTGGGTCACCCGCTGGACCCCTCCTTCGACGAGAAGGCGAAAGAGGACTTCATGCGCTCGATGAACTTTGTTCACGAGCACTTCCAGTCGGTGGTGGCCAGCGGTCGCGGCATGCTCCTGCAGGACCTCAAGGCGTCTCCGCTGGGTCAGGGCCGGGTTTACCATGGCATGGAAGCGCTGGAAAATAATGCCATTGACAAAATCGGCACGATTGATGTAGCGCTTGCTTATGCCGTGAGATTGTCGGAAAATAAAAAACAGCATTTTGTCATGACAAATATGGAGACGTCTGACGTGGACCCGAACAAACGAATCGACAGCAAACAGCCTGAAGCCGAGGTGAAAACCCCGGCTGAGGGCGCTGTTAGTACCGGCGCAGTGGACACCACCATGCAGCTAGCTGAGCGCATTGGCGAGCTGAAGGCCGAAGTCGCCACCCTGACTGCCCAGGTAACCACCCTGACAGCCGAGCGTGACTCTGCTGTCGTCGTACAGAAAGACCTCGGCACGCTGGTGGCCGCGGGCATCGCCACTATGCAAGTGGCCCTGGGCGGTTCCGCAGCAGACCTGTCGGCACTGAGCCCGACCGATCTGCTTGCCCGCCATGCAGAAGTTTCCCAGCAGTTCACCGCCCGTTTCCCCGCCGGTCAGGTATCTGCCGTAACCGCCGAAACTGAGGAGGCGAAAGCTACCTCGGCCGGCTTGACTCCGCAGGAGCTGCTTGCCCACCAAGCGCGCCATTCGGGAAGGCTCGGCAACCCGCCTTCTGGGCGTGAACAAGAAAGAGCCGTACAGCCAGAACGACGTAGGTAAGTCGGTGAAGCTGGTAGGCAATGGCCGTTTCGCCTTGTGCGCGGATGGGGATGAGATCGAGGGTTTCATTACCTCGGTAGAGGCGTACACCACCGAGGGCTATGCCGTGGGTTCGGTGCGCCGCCGCCGTAACGGCAAGCTCGTGTACATCACAGGCCCAATCGCCCTGAATGACCAGGTCGTGTCGGCTGCACAGACTGCCGTTGGCGTAAAAGTGGACCCCAAGGAATTCGGTTACCCGACCGTGAAGAAAGGTACTCCGGCTACCCATAAATGGCGCGTGATCTGGCTGAGCAATGCCGGTGACAACGTAGCCTACATCGAGAAGGTATAAGCATGTCCGCACCAGTAATCATCAACGCCGCAGGCGAAAAGCAGGAAGTTAAGCTGGAAGCCTCCCTGTACAAGCAGGCGAAGGATGCCCGCGTATCGGTACCTCAGCTGCTGTCCCGGCTGTACCCTACCGATGAAGTCAAATACGGCTCGTCGTTTAAGCAGCTGATGGCTTCTTGCGGCATCTACATGAAGGAAGACCGCAAGCAGGGTATTCACGCCACCACCATTGGCGCGATCCTGGGCGGCGACTCCATGTCCGTGGCCACCGGTGCCGGTACCGCAGACCCGTTCCCAGCGTCCCGCATTCTGTTTCCGGCCGTAGTGCTTGAGGCCGTTGAAGACCGCCTGTGGAACAACCGCCAAGGTGACATTGCGCTGTTCGACGCAATGATCAGCGAGAAGCTGACCATCTCGGGTACCCGCTTTGAGTACCCAGTGATCGACTACACCACCCGCCCGAGTCAGGCACGCTCTAACCGCTCCAGCCAACTGGCCGAGCCGAACACCATGATGACTCTGACCGTGTCCGAGCGTCAGGGTCTGGTACCGAGTTTCGCGCTGGGCTTCATCTTCTCCGACCAGGCCGGCAATCAAGCTGCCGACTACGTGGTGAAGGCGATTACTCGCCAGGCCGAGGTTGAAGCTGACCTGCAGCTGGTTGAAGACGTAGACGCCATGATCAACGGCGACGAAGACGAAGGCTTTGGCGCGCTGCCGGTGACCAAGGTTACGGTTTTCGACCCGTCGATTTCCCAGAACCTGCTGATCACTCACAAGGCCTGGATGAAGTGGCTGCACACCAACCGCCGTAAGCGTGTGATCAACGCAGCCATGATGAACATGGACACCTACCTGCTGCTGGAGCGTCGCCCAGGTCGCCCGGTTGTCGCTGACAACAAGGCAGACAAGGGTGTGCTGGTGGCCAACGATGTGAACCCGATCAACCTGTCTATCGGTGACGTTCGCGTGTTCCTGCTGGACGAAATCCCGACCGGCACCATCGTGGGCGTGGACACCCGCTACGCCATGCGCAAGATCACCAACTCGGAAGCTGAGTACAAAGCTGCAGAGGAACTGGTGATGAAGCGCGCCTCGCAGATGCGTTGGGACTGGGGCTTCAAGATCCACCGCCTGTGGGATCAAGCCTGGGACGTTCTGGTCCTGGCCGTATAACCGACTGACCTTACGAATCCGCCCGCGTCTGCGGGCGGCTTTTTGGAGCTGACATGACTACACCGAAAAAGGGCCAACCGGCCGCGACTACCGCCACTGCACCTGATCAAGAAAACTCGCAAATTGATCAAAAAATTGCAGCTGAAGATCAATCTATTGCAGTTGAAGATCAAAAAACTGCAGTTGAAGACCTCGCTACCGCAGATAAACCTCAGGCAGAGGCCGAGGCGGCCCCGGCTGAGAAATTCCCGGAATTCATCAAACTGCGTGCTGTTTATAGCCTGGCCGTTCGCCACCCTGACGCACAGCAACCCGACGGCAGCCCGCTGATCTTCAGTCGGACCAACGCAGTACAACTGCCGGGCTACACCATCGACCCGACGTCTCCGAAACGTGACCAGTGGATCATTGACATCATCGGTGCTGGCTACCTGGAACGTGCCGACGTGTAACGCAGACGAGACGGCCGCAGCAGCGGCCGTTTCACTATGGGGTAGCAGATGCAACTGAAAGACCTGATCGTGCCCGCAGAGGTACGGATGACGCTGGGCCTATCGACGCTGGAACTGCCAGACGAGAGCCTGGCACTTGGCATGTTTGAGCGCCGCCTGCGCCGCGAGTTGCGGGAGTTCGGCCCTGCCGTACTGACGCACGTTGAGGGCTTGAGCACGCTCGGCAACGACGAGTTTTCAGACGCCCTACGCGAACTGGCGGGCCTGGTTACCGCAAGCGAGGCTGCCACAGGCATTTCCAACCTGGCCCCGAAAACGATCTCCGACGGGAAGGCGATGCGTCAGCGCGACGCCGGCGCCGGCGACGACATTCAGGAAATCCTGGAGGCCCGACTGAAGCAGGCCCGGGAGCTTTTCCGCCAGGCACTGGCCAACGCCGGCATTCTGGTTGCCAGCTCGACGGCCGGCGTACCAGGACTGCTTGTTACATCCTCGCTGGCAACCGACCCGGTAACCGAGTAATGGACCTGCACCAAGCCGCATCGGCTTTTGACCACCTGGCGCTCGTTGACGACGTATCAGGCTTAATCATCGGAAAGTGCCAGGTTGATCTGTTTGACGACTCCAAGCGCGAGGGTCTTAGCGCGTCGCGCCGGATCGTTTCGATGTCGCCTGACGTAGCTGCCAAAGTGCCGGGCCACAGTAAGGTGCGCATAGATGGCCAGCTGTGGCTGCTCGCCACGCCGCATCACGATTACTGGTTCACGCAGCGAGTACGCACGAAGTTTGTGGCCATCGCGCTGGCCACTACGCTGCGGGTAGCCACTGCGGCCAACCTTCTGGCGGGGCAACCCGGGCAGGCGGTGCCGTGCGACGTTGTGTGGAATAAGAACGACCGCCGCGAAGCAGTGGGTGACGGGTCTTATCCCGTCTATACGGCCTATTTCAGCCCCGAGGATACGCCGGAGGTGCTGCACTACGCTGTGATGGGTACCGACTACTTCCGCGTGAGGGCGGCGTACGTTTCACCAAGCGGAGCGCATGCTGCAGAGCTGGTTCCCCTGCCCTATGGCGGCGTAAAGGTGGTTCAGTACCAGGGCAAGGCCAGCACGTTTGACCCGGTACACGGTAAGCACGTCGCCCCGCCAGCAGCGGACAAGCCCGCTCTCGTAGCTGACTGGTTCGACGTTTACCGGATCGCCGCAGCGGGTCAAGAAGGCAAACGCGGAGATCTATCCGTGACCATGCAGCAGGCTGGCCAAGCAGCAGGCGACACGCTGGATATAGACGGCCAGGCTTACCGTGTGATCTTCGTCCAGGAGCGTGAAGGACTGGTCACTTTGAGGGTGCGCGTCTAGTGCTGACGGCGGAGCTGAAAATAGACAAGCGACGCTTCATGCTCGCGGCCGGCAAGGCGTTTGCCCGCGCTGACCGGAAGAGAATTCGCCCGGTGTACAAAGGAGTCATTCTACGCATCGTAGAGACGCTGGTAGAAGGCGGATTTGGCTACGGCGGCCTGCCCCAGTACACGGGTAATGCCGTGGGTAACGTCCAGGTAGGCAAGCGCGGCGCCAGTCCCCGGGATGACTCCATGTCCGAGGAGCACCGAGAGCGCCTGTACAACCAGGAGGGCGTAGGCGTATGGGCAGACTGGGAGCCCTACGACAACGACGAAAACCAGAATCGGTCACGCATGGATAAGTCCCTATCCAGAGCCCGAGGCTATCTCAGGTCTGTGACGTCGCCCACGTCAGCGTCTCAGGTGCTCGACGGGGGCTTGAACCACGCGTCCACCGTGTATCTGCCGGCAGAGTACCTGGCTGACTACGTGGACTGGGGTGGGGACATGCTCTGGCGCTCCGAGAACATGACGAACTTTCCTATAGCCATTTCCCGTCTGCGCCGGCGCTTAAAGAGCAGCCCGCAGTCATTCATCAGTAAGGTTGGAAGATGATCGACCCAGAAGCCCTGATTGCCGCGGAGGCCGTCCAGAAGTTGGTACCGCGCTTGTCCCCTACCCATGACGTCTTTTGGGAAAACGATGGCCAGCTGGACACCACCACGCAGACCCGCCCGTTTGTTATTGTTTCAATAGGCATAAATTTCTCAAGGCAGGCATCCAGAGAGGATAATCCTATAATCCGGCGTGATGGCGATGTGGTATTCTACGCATACCAAAAATCCGGTTCGGGTACTGCTGAGGTGCGCGAAGCCCTGCGGGCATGCGCGGAGGCGTTCGAGCTGGCCAACGTGAGCGGTATTCAATTCCAAGCGGCGGACAGCAGTGTCCCTGCGAGTCGGCCAGGCTGGTACGGCCAGGCTCGATTGGTACCGTTCTACTATCAGGAATCAAGGAGCTGACATGCCCGTTCAAACCTTGTCTAGCGTTAAGACGCAGACGCTGGCGTACAAGCCAGAAGACAGCTTCGGCGCTGTCGCCCTGGCAGGCAATTACTACGCACTACGCCAGGTATCCAACTCGCTGAAGAGTGGCATCGAGACGGATACGTCCAAAGAAAACACCGGTACACGGCAGAAGGCCGGCCAGGACATCATGGGTATGGACGCCTCGGGCGACACCACCCACGAGCTGGCGTTTAAGACCTACGACGACTTGCTCGCGGCCACCCTGATGGGCACTTGGTCTGGTTTGGGCGTTGACGGTCAATCGGCAGCGCTGACTGCCGACGTCGTTACCACCGATCCGACCAAGGACAGCCTGGTATTTGCAGTCGCACCGAGCGGCACCTCTGCCCTATCCCGCCTGAGCGTCGGCCAGTACATCCTGATCGAAGATGCGGCCGGTAGCCTGGACGCGGCCAACAAGGGCGCGAAGCGTATTACGGGTATCTCGGCAGACCGCCTGGACTTCGCCAAGGGCTCGCTGCCCACCGCTCAAGTAGCGCAGTCCGTCAAGCTTAACGGCTGGAGCGTCACCAACGGCGACACCGTTAAGTCGTTCAGCCTGCAGAAGGCGTACGGCGACAGCGGCCAGTATTTCTTGTACCGCGGCATGGTGCCGACGAAGCTCTCCATCAAAGTAGACGACAAGGGCTATGTTGGCCTGTCGTTTACCTGGGCGGGCCGAGATGGCACCTCGGCACAGGCGCCGCAGCTGCCAGGCGCGGGCGTGCCGGCGAATACCGAGCCAGCGATGACCAACGTACGGGCACTGCGCGACGTGGTCCTCGGCGGTCAGCTGCTTAAATCTCGCTTCAGCACCTTCGTTAAGAGCCTGGAGCTGGAGATGTCCAACGGCGCCTCCAAGCAGGATGCTGCGGGTGAGCTGGGCGCTGTGGGTGTGCTGCTGGAAGACATCGAGGTCAAGGCTAAGGCGTCCTACTACCTGCGCAATGGCGGCGTGTTCCAGGACTTTATGAACCAGCTGGAGCAGGACTTCTCGTTCCTGCTGCTGGATAAGAACGGCCGCGGCTACGCATTCCGTCTGTTCCGCACCGGTATCGTAGATGCCCAGGACGCAGAATCCAACGGCGCAGTGACCGTTGATCTGGAGCTGAGCGGTCTGATGGACGCTACCAAGCGGCTCACCATCGCCATCGACCGTCTGTAAGAAACAAGCACGAAACTACCGCCGCCCTCGGGCGGCTTTTCCATGGAGAGAGTAATGGATATTTTTGCCCGATTTGGTACCGACCAAACCAAAGAAATTGAAGGCGTTCGCCACCCTATCGGCGGCGGCGCTGTTGTCGTTGTAGCCCGCTGGATGAACCCGGCGCATGCAGCAGCTAGTCGCATCTGCACTGCCGAGCGCGAGCTGGAGCTGGAGGTGGGTAGCGACGAGGACAAAGACCGCATTTACGGCGAGATCGCCGCTAAGGCCATGGCGGGCACGATTCTGACGGGCTTCTCTGGCGTCAAGTACGCCGGCGAGCCGCTGGAGTACAGCGCAGAGAACGCCCACCAGCTTCTGAAGCTCAAGGACTTCCGCGAGTTGATCTATCAGCTGGCCACGACTCGCCAGCACTATGCAGTGAGCAAGGCTGAGGCCACTGCAAAAAATTCCTAGCCCGCTTTGAGTGGGACCTCCAGTTTTCTGGCCACGCGGAAATCTTCACGCAGATATATCGAGAAAGCGGGGAGATAGATGAGAACCTTCAACGTCGGCCGGCGCACACTGAGGGTACCCTACTCCTACTGAAGGCTTTCAGACTGGCCGCGCATGCGCGGCCTTTTACTGATGAGGGTAGCCCGCGCCAGGTACCCCTCAGCGAGTTTTCGCTAGCCCTAGACGCGGTGGGCATTACGGACGCAGTCGAGCGCGTAATAGCGCTGGGCGCACTGCAGGCAGCCGATATATTGGACGTGCAGGACATACGAAGGAAGATGAGATGAACCAAAGAATTCAAGCGGCGGACAAGCGGGCGATTAACGGCAAAACCGACGTGAACCAGCTGGTACCGTTCAAGCACAAATGGGCGTGGGAAAAATACCTGGCCCAGTGCGCCAACCACTGGATGC